AGATGTCGCTCGCTCTACTCCCATCACTATCCCAAGCGGAACAAAAACGAAGTTTGACAAAGACCTATGCCAAATATGCGCGAACAAATTGTTCGCCGCACTGGATACAGTTTTGGAATAAAGGAGCATACTTGCTCGCCACCTCCGTTCCCGAGGCTGAATCCTTTGCGCGGGAACAGCGGATTTCGCTATTTCCCCTACTCAAGCATAATCCCGCCGTAAATCTCACCCGCCGGCAGGAAGAGGCGGCGCACCAGGCGCTTGCGACCGCGCAATCCGATCCGCTCAAGTTTGACGATCTTCTCGCCGGCCGCGAACTAACCGAGCTATTCGCCGTGGGCGCGCTGCATTTCGGGCCAAATCCATAATTGGTCTGCCTATGGCAAAAACCATTGGCTAGTGGTAAACGGGATTGGCAATGCCATCGACCTCGAAACGCCAAGCGGCATTTATGTCGGCCATAAGTCACTCTCAGGCCTTCGCAGCCAAGGTTGGGGTTCCGCAGTCTGTGGGCCGGGATTTTCATTCAGCCGATATGGCTAAGGGCAAGTATTTCAAGAGGAAAAAGCGAAATGGCAAAGCATCATAATCTCTCCAGCCACGGCCATATCTCCAACGAAGGCGGCGTAATGGCTGGTGGCAAAGGCATGAGCCCCCGCAAGGCAATGGCTTCCGGCATGACTTCGGATGGCGGCAGCTTTGGGGTAAAAAATTACGCCAGCGAGCATGGATCTCCCGAAACTCACCCGGATGCCAAGGCTATGACGGGTGCCAAACCCGCGCTGGAAGACCATGAGCGCGGGATCGGGGACAGCATCCACCACGCCAAAAACCATTTCCCGGCTCAGGCCAGTCCTGATCATGGTCCGACCCATCCCGGCGGTCATGGCATGCATGAAGGCTACAAAGACGAGGTCTAGCCGTGTTTGGGCTCCTGGTGCTTTCCGGCTATGATCCCAAGGAAGCCGAACGGGCTAACCGCATGGGGTTGGGATTTCCCGCCACAGCCTCACAGGGGGCCGCACAGCGCCAGTTCCCCGACTACGTCGAGAAGGACGTAACACCGGCTGTCGGCACCCGGGCCCCGCACAAACAGCCCTGACAGGTGATTTATGGCGAAACTCAAGGCAGCAAAGCGCAATAGCCTCCCGTCTTCTGACTTCGGGATGCCAGGCGAGCGCAAGTATCCAATGCCAGATGCATCACATGCTGCGAATGCGAAGGCCCGCGCTACTCAAGCCGTAAAGGCTGGACGCATGTCGGAATCCACCAAGGAAAAGATTGACGCCAAGGCGAACCGCAAACTTGGGCACCATCCCAGCCATTTCGCGCACCACCCACCCCGCACTGATTGAATTCCCCGCAGCCATTTGCATTTCCCCCGCGCCCCGCATATCCATAGGAATCAGGAAGATCAGACAGACAGGCCAATCGAATGCCTCGCGCCGCATCGGCAAAACCAACCGCTGAGACTAAGCGCGGTCGCCCCACAAAATTCCGCCCTGATTTCATAAAGCAAGCCAAAGGCTTAACAGCGCTCGGCGCGACCGACGCGGAAATCGCTGATTTCCTTGAGGTTGGTATCATCACCCTCTATCGCTGGAAGCATGCCCACCCGGCTTTTTCGGAAGCCCTAAAGCGCGGCAAAGAGCTTTGTGATGAAATGGTAGAAGGCAGGCTGTTCAAAAAGGCCACCGGTTACAGCCATCCTGCAGTCAAGATATTCCAGGGCAAGACGAAGCCGGTGATAGTTCCATACACTGAGCACATCCCCCCCGACACGACCGCTGCGATCTTTTGGCTCAAGAACCGCAAGCCTGGCGTTTGGCGTGATCGGGTTGAACATTCTGGCCCAGATGGCGAGCCAATCCAGTTCATCATGAACAACCGGCCGGCGAAGGGGGATGAGAAGTGACCCAGAAAGTATGGCCGGATGACGCCCGCCAGAAATGGAACGCAGCGGTTTTCCAGGACAGCTTTGGCTCAACTCACCTTCTGGTTTCAGCCCGGCGCCCAGATGGCGTGCGGGTTTCAGTCTTGCCGCTGCAGTTCAAGACCGTCGATTTCGGCGCGGTGTCGGAGCCAGTGTTGTCGGAGACCCACGAGGAGCGCGCCGATAACCTCGGCGATGTCACCAATTACCTCCAAGCCATCGTCAATGCTGCCTGGGAGCACGGGATCAAGCCCGAGGCCATGAAGGACCACCGCGGCGAACTTGGCGCTACTAAGGCCCATCTGGAAGACATGCGGGCACTGGTGTTCAAGGGCACAGCGCCATGACCATCACCACCAAGATAATCGGCTGGGCTATCATCGCCGTCTTTTGCTGGTGGGCATTTGCGGCGGCTGACGCCAGCGGTGAACGCTGCATTGCTGCCCATAATACTTTCGCTCATTGCCGTAACTGGGGGATATTCTGGTGACCGAAGACGAAGCCAAGACGAAGCGGTGCTGCGGTCCACAATATTGCGGTCGCGGTGAGCGAAATTCAGATGATGTTTATGAGATGTGGTGTGTTGGTTCTTTGTGCATGGCGTGGCGTTGGCAACCGTTCGGGGGCGGACCTTCGCTATACGGGATGCAAGACCCCGATGATCCAAATGTAACTATAATCCGTCACCGCGTTCATCGTGATCAACCAATGGGCGGATTCTGCGGATTGGCTGGTAAGCCGTGAGCAAGCTCGAAGAGGTGCCTATGACCACCGACCCCTTCACTAAGCGTTTGCTTGGGCTCGGACGCGACTACGATAAGATGATGGGGCGCGCCTCAATCGAGCGGTGCAACTGCATGGTCCGCTATGGCGACGGTCCTCAGATTCCTGCGGTCAAGCGGGGGAAAGTGTTTTCGAACCCGGAGGGAGACGAGATCACCAATCCCACGAGTTACGAAATGATGCACCACACCGCTATTGCGCGCATCTTGAATTGCCGCAATGAAATCTACATCGGGCATATGTTCAAATGAGCACCAAGGCTGCAGAACACTTCCAAGGCCTATTTGATGCGATGCCTGACCGCACCGAGCCACCTACAGATGGCCCTTTCTATCGCGGTGATCTTTGCAAGGTAAATGGAAAGGCCATGATATGGATGGGCGATGGTTGGCGTGATCCTGAGCCGATAAGCCGCGAGACCTATATTGTTGAATTGCCCGACGCGATCCTTAACGAGAAGCCAGAAAAGGAATAGCCATGAGCAAATTACTTTCCGCAACGCCTGTCACAATCGAGCACGACGCGCGTGGATTGAAAATTGTCCCGCAGTCAGGCAGCGCTATCCGCGTCTGGAATCAAGATAACGGCGCGGAAGTCACAATTGTTATTCCCTGCGACATGGGGTTGGATTTTTCCGAAGGTCTTCTGGCCATCATGCGAGGAGAGAAAACAACCCCGGAAGAAATATTGGAGCTGTAAATGCCGCAAATCACCGACGACCCTCTCGCCGCTCAATGCGGAAACTGCAAGTTCTGGGATAACATTGGGCGCCGCGATAACGGTGGAGAGTGCTTTGGCGGGCCGCCTGGTGTGGTACTGCTCGGCATGCGGCCGCGGGCTATCGGCGTGGGGCACGACATGCAGGTCGAATTTGTCCGTCCGATATTGGCCTCGAACGCGCGCCCCTGCTCTCTTCACCAGCGCAACATCATTCGTATGATTGGCGAGCATTCCGAAGCCGTTCCAAGCAATCGGAGCAACTGATGACCTGGAAGCCAATTAGCGAATATCCGATCGAACAGGCCCCAGACGGTGCGCGCGGACCCGCGGTTTTGGCCCGTGATGATCAGCGCGTTGCCTATATCGTCATTATGAACCGAGGCCAATTCTTCCCATGCCCTGGGTCTGCGATCTTCTATGGCGACCGCAAAGTTGGATTTATGACCGTTTCCAACCTCGTAGAATTCATGGAAATCCCAGAATGACCAAGGGCACTTGGCCGCCTCCTGAATACTTAGACTTTCATGGCTGGCACTGGCTTCATGCCGAACGCTCATCCATGCCATCAGTCTGCGAGTGGATGGGCAACGCTTGGTATCCGAGCAATGAGATCGGACCGGTTACACCCATCGAAATGCGCCGGCGCGGCTGGGAATATCTCGGGCCGGTAACAGGGCGACCGCATAGCGCCTATCTAGACACATAAAGGAAACCGGCTAATGGATCTTTCTGGCCTTATGATGACGGATGCGCAAATCGATTCCATTTTAGGGGCTGGCTCGGCTGCGAAGGCTCACTTAAAGACGTTGCATCTTGTCACTCGGGAGGGCCGCGCCGCCCGGGCCATCGGACTGACACTGCACGATTGTCCTCCGTTCGTTGATGACGATATGGCGACAAGCTGGCGCATAGGCTGGTATGATGAAGACCTGCGCCGCGATCCCAAAGGCTTTGCCATCCGCGAACAGGAATATATCGAAACCGGTATTATGGCCCATGAAAGGCCAAGGCCTGAAAGCCGAGCGAACGACTATCGCCGTCGCCGGACTTGTCCCAAATGCGGGGCATCGCCGGGCCTAACGTGCCGTGGGCCGACAGGAAAACCGATCGCCGACGAGCATGTTGCCCGTTGGAAAAACGAGAGGTAGCGCCATGGCTGACAAGCTATTCGACCGCATCTGCGCCATTGCTGCTGCAGGCGAGCGCTGCCCCAAGAATACGGAAATCGACGGCGTTGGGCTTTCCCAGTTGGCTCGGGCGGGTAAGATCCGCATCGAGGTCTTCAACCGGAACTGGCGGATCGTGACGATCCTGAGCGGCGAACATGCCGGCAAGCAGACCGCCCGCGGGCCCAATCCTGTTGGCGCCAGGCCTTACATCACGATCGATGCGAAGGCACCGCGGCGCACCGACATGCCGCCGAGGATCAAGCAGTCGCAGGCAGGCTGATGCCGAGCATTAGCTATGATTACGGCAATGCGCCCACCATCGGACACTTCAGCAATTCCGACGCCTTTCTGCGCGGTCTTATTGGACCTCTAGGCAGCGGAAAGTCATCCGGTTGCGTGGTCGAGGTGCCCTATCGCGCACAGCAGCAGCGCCCTGGTCCAGACGGCGTCCGCCGTACTCGCTGGGCGGTCGTGCGGAACACCGCGAGGGAACTGCGTGATACGACGATCCGAACCTTCCACCAATGGCTTCCCCCGCAGTATTTCGGGCGCTGGTACGAGACAGACGCCCGCTATGTGGTCAAGGCCTTTGCCGGCGTGGAATTCGAGGTTCTGTTCCGCGGACTCGATCAGCCCGACGATGTCAAAAAGCTGCTTTCCCTCGATCTCACTGGCGGGTGGGTCAATGAGGCGCGCGAAATACCATGGCCGATCATCGAGGCGCTTATGGGCCGGTGCGGCCGCTATCCTGGCACCATAGACGGCGGCTGCACTTGGTCTGGGGTATGGATGGACACCAACCCGCCGGACGTGGATTCCAAGTGGTATAAGTTCTTCGAGGACGGCGACTGGCTCAAGGATTTCGAGGAACTGAGAAACGTAGGCGCTCTGCCGCCCGGAATTACCAAAGCCAGCGACTTCGCCCGGATATTCCACCAACCGTCTGGACTGGCACCGAACGCGGAGAACCTGCCCAATCTACCAGCAGGCTATTACCAGCGCCTCGGGATCGGAAAATCCTCCGAATGGAAGAAAGTCTACATTGAAGGCCGCTATGGCTTCGTGTCGGACGACAAAGCGGTATTTCCTGAGTTCCGGGACGAAATACACCTCAAGGCCAAAGAGCCGGTCCCAGGGCGACCTATCCTTCGCCAATGGGATTTTGGGCTCACGCCAGCTATGTCTCTCGGCCAAGTGCTGCCGAATGGCCAATGGGTGATATTCGATGAACTGATAGCTGATGGCATGGGCATTGACCGCTTCTCGGACCAGGCGCTTGAGCATTGTGGCCGATCTTTCCGCGGTGCCAAGGTAGAATATGACGATCTCGGCGACCCAGCCGGCCAGCAGCGCGCTCAGACCGACGAAAAGACTTGTTTCGACATCCTTCATGGTAAGGGCATCATGATCGAGGGCGGCGACCAGAACCTCGCGCTTCGCCTTGAATCCATGCGCAAGGCCCTGCGCACACTGGGCGACAATGGCGAGCCGCGGTTTGTCCTGCACCCGCGCTGCACCAACATTCGCAAGGCATTCTTGGGCGGCTATCATTACCGCCGCATGGCCACGCACACGGAAAGATTCAGCGACGAACCAGAGAAAAATCATCCTGCTAGCGATTTGATGGATGGGCTAGAATATAGGGCGGCGCAGCTATTCGGAGCCGGCCTGACACGCAGTTTTGTCCCCGACGACTTCCCGGTAAACCGCCAGCGTGATATGACCGGAAGAAGTCGCGTGACGGGGTATTAAGATGACAGTTTTGATGAGCCGGAAAAGGAAAGAGGCATTAGATTCTGTTGAGCGGGATCGGCATTTTCTGACTGATAAAGCCGCCTTAGAACGAGCCGTCCAGCATGGGGGGCCAGACCAAGAGAGAATGCCGTCCGAACCCGAGCGCGTAGCATGGGACCGCTTTCGGCAGGAAACGGGAAAGTGATGCAATTTGAGATGATGCCAACCGCCTGCGACTTGTCAGAAACGTCCTTGGACGATGCTGCATGCCGACTTGGAATCCTCTATCTGCACTGCATCAAGCTTTACACCACCCGAGGGAATGCGATGAATGCCAGGCAATTACAGGCCGTTCATGGCTTTGAGTTGGTTATTGTTCCAGACGGTTTGATGCCGACTGCATATACATGGGCGATCGAAAGCGGTGCCGGGCGGCTTCTTGGCTCTACGGGGTGCCCATGATCCCCATTCTCCCGGAGCAAATTCCATGCTAACCATAGCCACGATATTCCTCTTCATCCTCATTCTCATCGGAGTCAAAATCATGATGGACCTCGCCACCGTTCAGACCAAGCTCACCGCCTTGAAGGCGTCCCTGGATCAGCTTATCGCGCTCCCCAGCAATCCGGCACCGGTTGATTTGCAGCCGCTGGGCGATGCCGTCGATGCCATGCAGGCCGAAGTGACCGCCAAGCTAACCGCGCCGTAAGGGCGGCCAATGACCGCTGAAATCAAGGCACTTCACGGCGCGGTCATAAATACCGGTGAGCCGTGCAAGGGCGTCATTGAAATGCTCGAAGAGTATCTCGAAGAGGCGCGACGTGGCGAAATCGTCGGGTTGGGACTTGCCGCGGTTCAAGGCAACGGCGATGTCGTAACAGACTGGGCCCCGGGTCGAGCACACCGACACTTCCTCGTAGCCGGTGTCAATCTTCTGGCCCATAAAATCACCGCCGAGGTCAGTGCCGATCCGGCTGGAAAGACTGGCTGATCATGAAACTCGAACCCGTCCAAGGCTCGTCCGTCATCGCCGGCCACGGCTATGACCAAGCTACTGGAAAGCTTCGGGTCAAGCTCCACAGCGGCAAGACCTACGATTACGACGGAGTTTCCATCGAAAAGTACGCCGCTTTCACCGGTGCGGCATCGCCTGGGTCGTTCTACAATTCCAAGATCAAGGCCAATCACAACCACACTGAGGTTGGCCACCCGGAGAAGCGGAAGTGATCTCCGCCCTCTGGCACCGCATCTTCCCGCCGCGCGCCATCCGCATCCCCGGTAAGTTTCCCTGGAAGCGTCAGCCGCCACCGCCATCCTATATTGGCCGCTCCATAGCCGAAGCCCGTGCAAACTCTCGCCGGACGCGCTAAAGGTTCACTACACCTTCCGGGGACCATGACATGCCGCCAATGGAATCCAGCCGCGCCTCTGGTCTTGCCAGGCTTTCGGAATTGCCCGAGAGCGGCGACTATGTGGATGAGGAAGAGGGGCTGGATGAGGCCGCGGCGCAGCCCAAGAAGGAAACAGCTGCTGCCATCAAAAAGCGCCTCGTCAAGTGGATCGACAATCACAATATCGCCCGGGAAATAGACCGGGAGACGCTATCCGAACTGGGCCAGTTGGTCGTCCGCGAATACAACATCGACGAGCAAAGCCGGGCGGAATGGAAGGACGAGGCCGATAACGCCCTGAATTTTGCCACCCAGAAGGCGCCGCCAAAGTCTTACCCATGGCAGGACGCGAGCAACATCATCTTCCCCCTCATCACCAGCGCCGCCATGCGCTTCGGCGCCGTGGCTTATCCGGCCCTGGTTCCCAACCGGTCTATTGCCAAGGGCGCGGTATGGGGCGACGACAAAGGCACTGCAGCCACCCAGGACGGGACCCCAGATGGGGCTCCCAAGCTCGACGCCAATGGCCAACCGGTCTGGCTGATCGCACCAGGGGCCAAGGCGCGGCGTGCCGAGCGCATCGGCGGCCACATGTCATATCAGCTTCTCGATGAGATGGATTATTGGGAGGAGCAGACCGATGGGATGCTGCATCAAATCCCGATCGTGGGCGGCGGGATACGGAAGACCTACCGGGATTTCCGCAAGGATTGTAACGCCAGCGAGGTGGTCGACCTGATGAACTTGGTCTGGAACATGGACGCCAGATCATTCGAGTCCGCCCCCCGCCATACCGAGATACAATCCCTCTACCCCCATGAGATCGAGGAATTCGAGCGGGACGACGAAATGTTCCTGCCGCAGATGTATGGTCCTGGCGACGTGGCATCTGCGCCGGCCAATAACAACGGCGCCCCGCCGCCTGATCCCAATGACACCTCGGCCCCGCATACCTTCCTGGAGCAGCACCGACGGTTTGATTTAGACGGAGACGGTTATGCCGAGCCGATCATCGTCACGGTCCACCAGCGCAGTGCCGAGGTTGTGCGTATTGTAGCGCGGTACGAAGAGGATGGAATTGAGATTGCCAAGGACGGCGGATTGAAGCGCATCCAACCAATTGAAAATTATACGCTTTATAGGTTCTTGCCCAATCCGAAAGGCGGCTCATATCCCTGCGGCTTTGGGCATTTTCTCAAACCCCTGAATGAAGCCATCAATACCACCCTCAACCAGATGTTTGACGCCGGGCATCTGCAGATCGCGGGCGGCGGCTTTATCGGGACGGGTCTATCGCTTCAGGCCGGCACCACGAATTTCTCGCTGGGCGAATATAAACCGGTCAACAATAAAGGCTCTGCAATCCGGGACAACATTTACACCATCCCGTGGCCTGGTCCGAACCAAGTGCTATTCGAGTTGCTGGGCCTGCTCATCAGCGCCGGCAAGGAAGTGGCGTCTATCCAGGATGTGCTGACCGGTGACGTTTCAATGGCGAATACGCCCCCCACAACCATGCTCGCCCTCGTCGACCAGGGCATGAAGGTCTACACCGCGATCTACAAGCGGATATTCCGGGCCCTCAAATCCGAGCTTTCCAAGCTTTACAAGCTCAACCGCACCTATCTGGACGAAGACAAGCGCTACCGGGTGGGTGATTCGTGGTTTGTCGTGACGCCGGAAGATTACCGGTTGGGCGGCGGGGTGGAACCGGTGGCCGATCCCACCATGGTTTCGGACATGCAGCGGATCACGCGGGCCGCACTCATCGTCGACAGGGCCAAGAACAATCCGCTGGTCAATCCTTTGGCGGCCGAGCGGTATTTATTCGAGGCAGCGCAAATCCCAAGGATTGATGACTTCCTGCCGGAGAAAATGCCTCCGCCGCAGCCAACGCCTGAGATGATGAAGGCGAACCAGGAAGCGCAGGAATTACAATTCAGGGTGCAGGAATCCAAGTCCAAGCTTGGCCTAACGAGAGCCCAGGAACTGCAGGCCTATACCACCGCAATGCTGAACTTCGCCAAAGCCAAGAGCGAGATGAACGACGCGCAGATCCAATGGACGGAATCGCAACTGAACAACATGCGGCTCAACATCGAAGCCATGAACACCACGGTCAAGGCGGCGGCGGTCGATGCAAAATTGCGCAGCGACAGTTTGACTCATCATGCGGCCATGACCGGACATGCCGTCACCCATCACGACAACCTGGCCGGCACGGCCCTTCGAGCAAGAGAGATAGCAAATGAACGACCAGCAGATGGCGGACGCCCAGACGACAGTGGAGGAGGCGCAAGCGCCGCCGCGATATCACAACCCGCGAGCGGTGGAGATGAGGGAAGCGGACTTTCAGGGCTGGCGTCACAACCCGATAACGCAGGGCTTCCTACTCTTCCTGGCCCATCGCAGTGACGCCCTGAGGATTTCCGCAGCTGAATTTTATGTTTCTGGAATGCTGCCGGATGCGGACAAGCAAGGATTGCGCGGTCGAATCCTTGAGCTTGAAGAGTTGTGTGTTTTGAAGCTCGGTGATATTCAACAATTCTACGGTGTTGATCCGAAACCAGAAAAGCCAGTTAGCACGAGACAGGTATGAACGCAGAACCCAGCACCGCATTGAAGCCACGCATCCTTAAAAATATCCAAGCCGAGTTCGAGCGCGCCGAATACCCTGGCAGCAACGAATCAGGTGTCCGACCCATCGGCACCAGCGTCCTGGTTCTCATGGACCTCGTTTCCGTCACCACGTCTGGCCAAGCCGGCACCGAGCTTCTGGCCGAGGCTGGTATGAAGGCGTCCGCCAGCACCGCTGGTCTTGGCATTGACCTTCCCCCCGAAAAGATCGAGCAGATGAACATAGCGTCAGAGACAGGCGTCCTCATCTCGCTTGGCGAGGCGGCATTTCGCTTTTATGGCGATGGCACAAAATGGACAGACGTCAAACCCGCCCCCGGTGATCGCGTCTTCGTCGAGCGCTATGCTGGCCGCCAAGTCTTGGGCCGGGATGGCCGCGCCTATCGCATGATGGAATACACTTGTGTGGCCGGGATCGAGGAATCCCCCCAACCCAACGAAGAGGCTTGAAGCCATGGCACCCCAGTCTTCCACGCATGTCTCATCTTCGCTGCCGGCCGCCGAGACCGAAGAGGAATTCGAGGAGGAATTGCCGCTAGACGAAGCCGACGCAGCCGAACTGGAGCGCATTGCCCAGGACGAGGGCTATACATCCGCCGAACACAAGGACACCGCCGAGACCGCTGCGCGCCTCCAGGGCTGGCGCCCACTGGGCGAGTACCGCGGCAAGCCCGGTGGCTGGGTAGATGCCAAGACCTTCATCCAGCGCGGTCAGGATTACCTGCCCTTCGTCCAGAAAGAAAACCGCGAGTTGAAGCAGACCATGGGCAACATGACGACCGAAATGGAAGGCCTGCGCACCTTGGTGGCATCAACCCAATCGGACATGAAAAAGCTTCTGGATTTCTCCCGCCGTGCCAATCAGTCCGGCTATGACCGCGCGATGGCGGATTTGAAGGCCCAGCAGCGCCAAGCGGTCACCGACGGGGACGTGGCAAAATTCGACCAGATCGAGGGGCAGATAACCGAAATGGACGCAGCGCGCGATGAAGCCCCGCCGGTCGGTGACCCGCCGCCCGCGCGCCAGGAAATAACGCCCCGCCAGACCATCGATCCCGCCGTCGAAGCCTTTGTGGCGGAAAATCCTTGGTTTAATACCGACCGGGTTTTGAATTCGGCGATGATCGGCGAACACAACATCATCATCGCTGAATCCCCCGCACTGCCCGTGGCTCAACAGCTGGAAAAAGCCAAGGAGGCCGTCATGCGCCGCTATCCCAAGAAATTCGGCATTGATGACGAACCTCCCGCTGGCGATGCGCCGCCGCCCCGCCGCCCCGCTGCGGCCTTACCGCCGTCAAACCGCCGCCCAGTCCCGCCAGCCCAACGCGCCGGCCTGGATAGCATCCAAGACCCCCGCGATCGCGCCGAAGCCCGCAAAGGCTATGAGCAAATCCGTCGCTCGATGCCCGATATCACCGAGGCGGAATATCTGGACATCTATAACAACCCGCACGGGGACGTTCTCGACACGGTTCGCCAGTCCAAAGTGAGGAACAAGCCCAATGGCCGATAAACAAGGGTTTTATGATCCGAACGCTCCCGCCGTCAGCACGCTTCCGCCGCGGGGAAAGCCGGGCCCAAAGCCAAAGCCAAAGGTGGACGTGGCGCCTCCTGTGGCTGTTGCTGCCGCTCCCGCGCCGGAGACACAATCGTCACCCCTGTCAGCCCTCGCCGTTGATGCGAGCGAGACAAATCTCACGGCTGATGCGGGTATTGCGGTAGCGCAAAGCGAGCCCACCAACCTCCATGCCGACATCGAGCGCATCAGAAAACTGCGCCGTCCCTTCGGTGCCTTCACGCAAAAACTTGCTTTGGCGACGAGAGCGGGTTATCACAGGCACTGGTTCAACGATGAACCGGGGCGTGTGACCGAAGCTGAGAGCAATGGCTGGGCATATGTCAACGACAAGGAAGGCAAGCCAACCAAGCGAGTCGTAGGGCGAGGCCGAGACGGCGGAGCAATGTACGCCTACGCAATGGAACTACCCCTAGTCTTCTGGGAAGAAGACATGAAGGCCCGCCACGATGCGGCACAAGCTAGGATAGACGAGATCAAAAAGAACCCGATCCAGGCACGTCCTGGTCAGGCACAGGCATCCGACAGGGACAAGTTCTATTCCCCCAAGGATTCGGCAATTTCTGTGACCTCGACGGCGGTTCGCTCGCAGTCCTAGCCAGACCAAGCCATCCCAAGATAGCCAGCCAGAATGTTGGGCCGCGCGATTGTCGCGCTGTCCTTTGGCTCTCATCTTGACCGGAGACGGCAATGGCAAATGCAAATCAAGCCTTCGGCATTCGGCCGATCAATCAAAACGCCACGCCCTGGTCAGGGCAAGGGAAGATGGTTGCGTTTCCCGCGAGCCAGTTGGTCAACATCTTCCTTGGTGATCCGGTCGTGGCGGTCGGAGGTACGGATGCTTTCGGCGTCCCTCTGGTAGGCCCTGCAGTTGCTGGTGCCGGCAACGCTATTCTCGGCACTATGCTGGGCAACTGCAACGGACCATCAGGTTCTGGCGTGACTATCACCCGCGACCTCCCCATTTACCGGCAAGGCGGCCTACTCAATTACGCCATGATTACCGATAGCCCGGACCAAATGTACGTCGTCCAGGAAGATTCTGTCGGCGGCGCCATTTCGGCTGCCCTCGCCGGATTTGCGGTCGGCAATCTTGTGGCGGGTGCCGGCAATCTCATTACCGGATATTCTGGCTGGCAGCTGCAAAGCTCATCGGTCACCGCCTCTGCAAATCCAACCTATCAGGTCAAGATCATCGCTTTGCTGCGAGGTCCAGGGAATACGGTCGGCACCAATGCTGATTGGGTCGTCACCCTGAATAACCCGCAATTCTCATCCAACGTCGGCGTGTAAGCCAATCTGTTTAAGAGGAGATTATCATGGCAGCAGTTGGCGGCGTAATTAACACAGGCGCGCACCCCAAAGCCTTGTGGCCCGGGATCAAGCTTTGGTGGGGTCGCGAATACGACGAACATGAGGCGGAATATCCCGACTGGTTCGATGTCGTAACTTCCGACAAGGCCTATGAGGAAGAGGTCGAAATCTCCGGCTTCTCCGTGCTGCGTGAGAAGGACCAGGGCCAAGCCGTCACCTACGACACTGAAGTCCAGGGCTCCGTCACCCGCTACACTCACATCGCTTACGGCGGCGGCTATATCGTCACCTTCGAGGAACTGCGGGATAATCTTTACGAAGTCGTCTCCAAGCGCCGCGCCGCCATGTTGGCCTTCGCCGGCCGCCAGACCGAAGAAATCGTTGCTGCCAATCCTTTCAACCAAGGCTTCAATCCTGCCTTCCCGATCGGCGATGGCCAAGCGCTGTTCTCCGCCACCCATCCCACCATCTCTGGGAATCAGTCCAACCTGCTCAACACCAGTGCGGACATTTCCGAAGTGGCGATCGAGGATCTCGGCATCCAGATCATGCAGGCCACAGACTACCGCGGCAATCGCATCGCCCTGATCCCCGAAGCCCTCGGCATCTCGCCCGTGGGCTGGTATGACGCCAACCGCATCCTCCATTCCGTTCTGCAGAACGACACCTCGACCAACGCCATCAACGTCATCAAGGCGTCCGGCATGTTCCGCAAGGGCATTATGGTCAACCACTATCTGCTCTCCGGAACCGCCTTCTACATCCGCACAAATGCCCCGGCAGGTGCGCAATTTATGTGGCGTGATAAGCCTATGTTCGATACTGACAATGAGTTCGATAGTAAAAACGCAAAAGCGTCACTCTATATGAGATTCTCAGTAGGCGTGACGGATTGGCGGTCGTACTGGGCAACGCCCGGTGTGTGACCAATGTTTTCAATGACTTAGATTTGGGCCGCTTCTGCGGCCCTTTTCTTTTCAATATCACTCTTGACACTATCTCTGCAATTTTCGATAATCATAGTATCGAAGATAGGAGAGTTAGATGAAATGCATCAACCCAGAATGTTTCAACGAAAAGATATTGGCGCGGGGGTATTGTTGCCCTTGCTACCATCGTCTCAAGAAGCGCGGCACCCTCGCTCGCATCAATGTTGTGAATAGCGGCCAATGCAAAGCCGAAGGATGCCAAGAGAAAGCCTTTTCCAAAAACCTATGCTCCAAGCATTATCTACGAGCCGAGCATCCGCTTAAGCAGCCTTGGAAGAACCTCCGCTCCAGATATCCGGGCCAATTCCCGACCTCCTGGGATAAGTTCGAGGCATTTATTGCCGATGTGCCGACCCGACCAGACGGAGATTATCAACTGCGCCGTGCCAGGGCGGATGAGCCGTGGTCTGCGACTAATATGTTCTGGCTCGCCACCCTTCGCAGTCCGGAAACTCAGGACCAGCGCGAATATCATTCAGAGTACGGAAAGACATGGAGCGATGAGCGCAAGTATGGCGTTTCGCGCGAGCGCCGCGATGAGATGTTTAAGGAACAGGGCGGCAAATGCGCCATCTGCCGCAAGCCGGAAAGTATGGTCAATCCCCGTCACCCAGAACGCAAGCCCAGGCGCATGAGCATCGACCATGACCATAGGACATTGAAGGTTCGAGGTTTGTTATGCGGACGCTGCAACACGATGATCGGGCGCCGCGGTGCAGACGATTCGATTGAAACCCTCCGCGCCGCCATCGCCTATCTGGAAAAGCATGCGGCCCCCTTGTCGGTTCCCGCGAAACAGGCCTAGTTTGGCGGCCTCGTAATCTTGCAAGGAATCCGCCATGGCCAAGGAACACAAACACGAAAAGATGAAGAAGAAAAAGAAGAAGAAAAAGGAATAGGCCAATCCTATCCGCCCCGGCTCCCCAGGCCGGGGTTTTGCTTTGGTCTTAATTGACAAGTCCGCGCCCTTGCGCGATAACTCTCCCCAGCCAGACCAGTAAGACCGTCGTTAGCAATTCGATGTCTCTGGGTCTTGGCTTTCATAGCCCTTCACATCGTGTGCGCCGGCCGGTCTTCTGATCCAGCAATCGGAAGAGGATGCCCATGGCAATTTCGCAGACCAAGCAGCAGAGTGCAGTCGGCCCAAGCGCCTGGATGCTGGTCAATCTCAATTCCTTCAATGTCGGCTGCGGGTTGATCGCGAACCTTTCCGGCGGGGCTTGCACCTATAACATCGAGGTCACCGGCCAGGATCCTAAGCTTCCGGGCTTCGGCACTATCGTCAACGGCATGGACAACATGACCAATTTGACGGCCTCGAAAAACGGCTCGATGCAGTTCCCGGCGACTGCCATCCGAATCAATATTCTGACCATTACCAGTGGGACACCGGTTGTTTCATTGTCTCTCGTGCAGCCTGTCGATTAAGGAGAACTTCCCATGCCAACTGGACTCTCTGGCGATACCCAAGGCAATTTGAGCCTAGGAAATGATCCCGTGCTGGATTTGGATCTGATCGAGAGCCGCGTCATCTCGATGCTGCTGCAGCAGATGATGGGGGGGCAGGCGGTCGATGACCTCGATCGCTTCCGCAATGACATCGCGGTTCAACTCGGCATTCCCGTTCCCGTAGCGGGGGCTACCAACTAATTTAGGCCGAATGGCCTGGGCGTACCCGGCGCTTCTCGGGGTTTGAAAGGAAGACGAAAATGCCTGTTTCATATGGACTAGTTAACCCGCCGTCGAACGTCTCGGCCTCGGACGGTACCAACCTGCCGGCACTGCAAGGCAAGCAGGGCGACCAGATTGTCAGCGAATTGCACGGCAAATATTACACACAGGCCTATCGCGGCAACGTGTATTGGGGCTCGACTGCTCTTGCTGGCGTGACGCTGCCGATCCTGTCCTCGACTTCTCCGACGTTTGTTCTCTGGAACCAGAGCACGACCAAGAACCTGTCGATCATCCGTGTCCAGATTACGCCAACCACTGCGATGACCACGGCTTCCGGTTATGGCTATGCGTTCCTGCCAAATGCTGGTCAGGGCCTTGGTACACCAGTCTCGGCCGTTACCCCGATCACGGCCACGCGCGGTCCGGTGCTTATCCCGACCGTGGCAGGCGCCGGCAATTCGGTTGCTGTCGTGGCAAGCGCGGCAACCCTGGGCTCTGCCGCCACCATGTTCCGCAACAACGGCATGTCAGCGGGCACAGGTGCTATTACCGCCCCTGCGCAGCAACCTATTATGTCGGAAGACTTTGACGGCACGCTGATCCTGCCGCCGGGCTGCCTGATGATCGTGGGTACGACCATCACCACCTCGGGCCAGACCGCAACGGGCGTTACCGCGATCTGGGAAGAAATCCCGATCTAATAATCGGACTAGCGTAAAAACGGGAAGGCCCGGCTCGATATATGCGGGCTGGGCCTTTCTCTTTATGGAGTTCTCACCTTGGCAGATGTCGTGACATCTCAGCTTGTCGAAAATGGAAATAATTGGTGGGTTTATGTCCTTACCAATCTTTCCGACGGTACTGGTGAAACCAATGTGGTGAAGGTGGATGGATCTCCTTCCGGGCCCTTAGGCGTGAACCTCATAGGGCAGACTCTCTATCCTGGCGTGCATCTGAAAATTAGGGAAGTCGAGTATAGCGTCCAGAATATGGGCGTAAAACTCACTTGGGATGCTTCTCCCACGCCGGCCAACTGCCTGCTTCTGGAGGGATATGGGAAATTCAATTTCGATAAGGTCGGCGGATTGGTGATCCCACCGACCTTAGTTGGTGCCACCGGAAAAATCCTCCTCTCTACCGTGCTACCCCAGGTAAGTTCCCAATACACGCTGAAAATCCGCGGCACTAAGGGAATCCATCAATGAGAAAGTTTTTGTTCATGCTCCCGTGGGTGATGGGCATCTTTGTCTTGGCGGCCTGCAATATGCCAGCAGAAGCTCAAAGCTCATCTGCTATAGTCGTAGCGGTCTGCGGCACACCTCCGGCTACTTATGTCGCCGGGACAAACCGCGCCATCACGCAGGATGTCAACGGAAAATCCTGCGTCAACGCGACCGTCTCCGCCACTGTGACGGTTGCCGCCCTCACATCGACAAATCTATCCAGCACAATTTCGGTGACCAATACTTTTCAATCCATTCAAGCTTCCACGGCAGGGCGCAATGGTTGCCTGATCCAGAACAATTCCCAAGCTAACGAGATGTGGGTTTTTTTCGGGCCGATCGGCAGCGCAACAAAAGCCACGGCCTTCGGATTACCCCCCGGAACGGCGACAACTCCAGGAGGGTCAATAGCGTGCGCGGTTGGCGGCCTTGGTGTCTTGACGGATCAAGTGAGCATCACAGGGACGGCAACAGACACATTCACCGCGAATTTCCAATAAGCAGGATGGTATGCAAAAGGTCTATCGTCTTCTTCTCGCGCTAGTTGTTGGTCTTGGTGTCTGTGTATCTAATTCATATGCGCAGACCATTCCGGGCGGCGGTGGCAGCGGATCATCTGGCCCATGTTCTTCATTCGGTACAACCACAGGAACGTGCCTACAGGGCGCTGGCGCCCTTGGAACGCCGTCTAGTGGAAATGGCGCCAATATTACTGGCGTGCCGATTAGCACCGGAGTTTCCGGTCTCGGGACTGGGGTAGGTACACTTTTAGGGGGTGCCTCTTCTGGTACAGGCGGCCCTGCCGGAACAGTGAGCCCGACCTTTACCGGAAGCCCGATTGTTCCCACTCAGGCCGCGTCCGACAACAGCACCAAGGCCGCCTCCACCGCCTATGTCACGACCGGGATCGCGAATGCCGTGGCGGGTGTAAATCCTGCGGTGGCCGTCCAAGCCGCTACGACACAGGCGAGCGATACATCGGCCTACACCTACAACAATGGCGTTTCTGGCATTGGGGCGACTCTCACGGGAGCGAATAATACGGCACTCACCGTGGATGGATTTACTTTCACCGCTCTAGGCCAACGCCTCCTAGTCAAGAACGACACGCAAAGCCCAAGTGGAGCATTCAACGGGATTTACTACGTCACCCAGGTCCAGGCGCTTGCGCTGCCACTGATCTTGACCCGTGCGCTCGATTACGACCAGCCCAGCGACATTAACAACACGGGGGCTATCCCAGTTATCAATGGAACGGTGAATGGAACGACCCAATGGATCATCACTTCGACCGTAAACACGATTGGCACTGATCCGGCGACCTTCACCAAGTTCTCAAGTAACCCGGCTATTACCCGCATCCGTGACTTCGGCACTACCTTCGGAGACACGACTGGATCTGCGTTAACCTCAGGTCCAATCGTCTATTTCACCGTGCCGTATGCCTGCACCATATCGGCGTACAACATCACCGTTGACGCTGGCACGGTTACCTTCGACGTGTGGAAGATAGCTACCGGCACCTCAATTCCTACCGTTACCAATACGATCACCGCATCGGCACTCCCGGCGCTTTCCACTGGTACCGCGCTTCACTCTACCACCTTGACCGGATGGACAACCACCGTGACCGCGAACGATATTTTTGGCATTCAGTTGAAGACGGTCGCTACCGCAAAATATGCCCAAATTGATATGGAATGCGACCAATGATGCTGCGTAAATTCAGCACCCTCGCGCTGGCCGCCGCCTTCGCGCTGTTCACGTCTCCGGCGCTGGCGGCGATGCAGGAGATTGGTGGCCAGCCGCTTGAATGGCCGCAATGGCCTATAAACATGGGCACACTGGAGGACGGTACAGCTAATACCAGTTGCACCATGAATACCTCGACTTCCAGGTGTGCGTTTGTCGGACGGCTTTGGAGCCCGACACTTGCCTGTCGCAACGGCGGTTCAAAAAATATTCAGAACGCTGGATTTTTGGCCGGAACAAAATCCGGCACTTGGACCCTTCAAATTGAAATCGATCCTATTTCGACAGGTTCAGGCAATCCTGGCGTACCTACGGGAACATCTTTTGGTAGCGGCCTCGCGCTTGCGACAATGTTAAGCTCTGCGGTTACCGCAAATTCTTTCAACATGTCGCCGAATTTTACCGCCGTTGGCGTGGTGAATTGTTACCAGGAGTTTGTAGAAGTTCTCAGCTTTTCCGCATACACGAGCGGTTCGCTGACAACTGATGGTCCGTTTGGCACCGATCCCTCTCCTTTCGGGCCCGGAATCATATCTTCGTCGAATGGCGGCTCAACATATACCGCTGCAAGTGTGAGCGCGGGCGGAACTGAAATTCCTGACGTGATGTTCGAAGCCGATGACGGCACTTACGCCACATTCGAAGGCATCATGCCGCTTGACTATACGAGCGGGCAAACAAGCTGGAACAACGGTTCGACGCCACTCGAATATGGTCTTGAGTTTCAAACTCCCTTCGATAATCAAGAAATCAGCTACTGCGCCAACGTTAGTATTTTACCAACCGCTAACGTAACTTGGAAACTTACCGATGAGGCATCAACGCCGAATGTCTTGGCGTCTACGTCTTTATTGGGTACGCAGGCTAACCACAATGGCGGCACTCAAGGGAAAACCTGCATTCCTATGCTGGTCTCAGGGAGTTCCAGCAGAGTCACGATAACCCGCAACACGAAGTACGTTTTTGCGATGTCGCCTACGACCGCCAACAATGTTTCCACTATGATTTTGAATATCCCCGTGGGAGCGATAAACCTTCTATTCGGGTGCGGAAATCTGTGCGAAATGGTTCAACGCAACACGACCAGCGCCGCTTGGGGAAGCCCTACGCAAACACAAATTCCGTGGTGGGCTGTTGGCATTGTCGCCATAGACAACGCGACGGGGCAGTGACATGAGGAAGATCGCAAACATTCTTCTCGCGTCTACGCTGTTCGTGCTTCCTGAAACTCTGCCCGCACGGGCGTATATTGCGCAGGTGCCGGGGCAGGGGCTTGTTTTTCCTGCTATCCCGGATAGTGGCGGACCTGGGCCATGGGCGAACAGCGGCGGCATTGGCACAAATCTCAGCGCCGCAACAAATGAAATCGCCATAGTTGGATATCTCTATGGACAGGATAAAACTTTTCAAAACGGCGGCACCGATACAATTTCGACCATTACCATAAATACTGCATCCAAAACTTGTTCTGGCTGCACCGGGTCAGTTGTTTGGAGTATCGAGAATTGGGGCACGAGTGGACCACCGGTAAATCCTGGCGGGTTGGTTTCTGCCGGTGCGTCGGCAACGGAAGCTTTCAGCGCATTCCCCAATGGCGGCATGGCGACAAGTCCGGCTTTGACAACACCGCCAACCGTTACCAACGGTCAACCGATTGTAGTCCATCTGAAAACATCCGGCTATGACACCGGCAATATCCGGCTTGGTGGCGTTACTCAACTTTACGATGGTGGATATGGCCTTCAATTAAACGGGTCCACAAATAGCGGAGTATCTTGGACTAATAACGGCACCTCACCGCCTTCCATTTACTTCACACTAGGAAGCGGCAAAATCGCCACGCTTATGGGCAGCTACCCATACGATATTTGGAACAGCCCGAACGCCGACGCCTATAACAGCAGCAGCGGGTTCAATGAAACAGGTATCGGGCTTCTGTTCAATTTTGGCGGGTATATTGACGCCACTTGCGGCGGTGTGGCAGTAGCGGGTTCCACTGCAACCTTCAATGCCGAACTCACCGACACAGCTTCAACGCCAAATGTTTTGGGGACAGTTTCCCCAAACCCGCTATGGTCGCGCGCAACTGGCGGCGGCGCAGGAAGCTTCAATCAAGCCGCGCAATGTTTCGGCTACGCACCAGCGGCTTTTTCGGCAGCGACCGCGTATCGTGCAGGCTTTGTGGCGACCGGTGCTGGAAATATCACAACGACCAACGTTGTTTTTGACGCGGCCAATGCTATGGACACCACCTTCAACGGTAGTCAGAGCAACGATTATTACACGCGGAAAAACGCGGCGTGGAGTTCGGCTACGACGACCAAGCGCCCATATATAAGCATTCGGATTAGCGCGTTCGACATCGGTACCGGGTCTGCCACGGCACGGCATAGGCTGATCGAAACCTTGATCCCAGCGGATATTATGCTGGGCGATAACGAAGACTTCATACCGCGCCGCTGGGCCGGAGAGGAATAAGACATGATCGACAATCTCGTCGCCCACATCAACGGCAAGGATTATGCGTTTCCCAATGTCCCTAATGGCCCCATACTACCCGGACTTCAGGCGTTCTTTCGTCCGAACTATGCCGCGCTCCAACTTGGCGTAGAGCAATGGCCCGCTGCGCCTCTGCCCGCATTCGATCTTGGTGCCTTCACGATTGATTTCTATAGCGGCACCACGCTGGTCAAGACCCTAGCCGTTCCGCAGCTTCAATGGCGTGGGCGCGTGACCTATCGCCAGACACCGGCTTCGATCAAGTTCACCCCGGCGCAGATACTCGCGGCGAACGACACGCTGCCATATGGCGTGATCCCGAACATAGCGCAGGCGTCACCCCCAACCGCTCCCGTCCCAGTTCCAGGCTCCGCAGACGGCATCACCCAGAACATGGGCACCACTGGAGAGCGCAACGATATCGGATTCGTTCCCGAGTGGGACGCCAATTACATGCTGACCGGCGATCCCGTCCCGATGATGAACACAGTGGAGGGGTTCCAGTCAGCGCCGATCTGGTGCATCGATCCGGCGACGGGACAACCATTCGATTTCATCAAACACCCACAGATTCAGGACTACGGGCCGGCCCAAGGGGCGGCAAATTATATCGGACCGGACGCTCCCGCTGGTGCATCGACATCGGGCCGCTGGAATTGGGAAGCGGGCCATAATCCGTCGCCAGCATTCATGGCGTTCTTGGCCACGCATGATATTTACTATCTGGAGATCATGCAGTTCGCCACGACGAAGTGCATGCTCCAGGACAATTTCTGGAGTTCGTCAACCACCTATCATGTCTCTCAGGGCCAGACCCGGACGGCGGCTTGGATTCTCCGCGACATCGCACAAGCCGCCTATGCGACGGCTCTCTACGAAAAAGACTTCGGCTCCGTCCCGGCGTGGCTTCACCCATCCAGCTATTGGAAGACGATCCTCGACAACCAGCTCGCGTTCTTCACCGCGACCTACATGAACAACCCGGCGTTCGACACGTTCGGGTGCTTCCCGATGGTGGCGAAAGTCCCATTCTTCGAGCAGGACTACATGAACATCACGCTGGCCTTCATCGCGGAGCATTTTCCGGAATGGCAGGTGTTTTACCTCTGGACGATCACCCGTAATCTACAACCACGCGTCAACGGGAAAGCCGGCTGGCCCGTCGCCATGCCGACGGCGTATTATCTCGTAGTCTCTCCGGCTTTCGCCAACTCGTTCCTGGATACTGCCGTCCTGGCGACAATGAAGCCGATGGATTTCTTGACCTGGGGGGCTGCATGGACGAACCTTGTCGCAGCAGTGAATGCAACGGCAGGCGGCTCCAACAACCTCACACAGGCCCAGGTCGCGGCGCTGGTCAAAGACCCGACAGGCGGTGGCCAGTTCATCAATTGGGACCGCTATTCGTTGCTGGACACCCACGCTGCGCTCGCTTTGGCCGTCCGGCTTGCCCGCATGAAACTGCCGGGCTTGGATATTCTCAGCGCGTGGCCGACCATCGAAGCCGATTATGCGCTCAACCACGCGATGATCCTGAAGCAGAATTTCATGCAGGATCGAGTTTCGATCAATGTGGCTCCTCAGGGCGTCGTCACTCTGCCGAATCCAACACCAGCACCTGCGCCAGCACCCACGCCTATCCCTGCGCCAAGCCCTGCACCTACGCCCGCTCCGGTGCCCGTTACTTCGACTCTGCCTATTGCTGAGATATTATTCCTCGTGGGAGAGGCGCAGGCGAATCTAGCAGCAGCTGAGATAAATTTGGCTGCCGCTGCGGCCGCTACGACTCTCACTATAGCTAAGTCAGATATTGCATCTGCGGAGACAAACCTCGCGGCGACGAAGGCACGGCTGGCAATTATCGTGCCGCAAACTTCAAGCGGTAGTTAAAATCAGCCTAACGGCGACGAAGATGATGCTATTGTCCAAAAGTGATTGACAAGGAATTCCACTATGGGACGGCAAAGAGGAATTCAATACCGCCCAGGATCGTTTTTCAGGGCCGATGACCGGTCTGGCTTCGTGCGACGGGCTGATGATACTCAGCAAGAATGGAACGGGTTGATCGTAGGTAAAGACCTCTGGGAAGAGCGCCAGCCACAGGATTTCGTTCGCGGGGTACCTGACATACAAACCGTTCCAAATCCCCGTCCCAGCCCTCCCCCGGGATTCTATGGCCCCGTTTACGCACAAATCTCGGCTAATGTTGCTATCGGGGCCACTTTCATTCCCCTGAATGCCGTCAATACATTTACGGCCGGCAATGCCGTCGGGATCATGCTTGACAATGGGGTGATGTTTAATACTGCACAGGTCGGCCCTTCAACTACGCTTGGAATTACTATTGCCGCCCCAATGCCTTATACGGCGCAATCTGGTAACGATGTGGTGAATTACGGATCTGTGGGGCCATGAGCGAGACACAAGAACCGAAGACGATGGAGGAAATACTAGCCGAAGTGGCTGCGCTAAAGGCACAGAATGCTGCCTTACGAAATCCTGCTGTGGCACTCCTAGACGGTACGAAAGTGGTCCTAAACGCCGCTGCTCATAAGAAGCTTTCCCAATCCAAGGCTGGCGGCCGGGCAAGAGATAAAGATATCGTCGGCGAGGTCATCGGTTTCGAGCAGCGCCAGCATCGCGTCAAGGTCATGTGGCCAAGCAAGAACATTGAGCACATCGCCCGCGAGTATCTTGAGGTGGTGGCATGACTGCCTCAGGGATCACGGCATGGAACCAAAACACGGTGCAGATCATCACGCAGGCCTTTCGTAAGATGGCCGTGATCAACGAGGATGAAACGCCAACGCAAGGTCAATATGCCGATGGCCTTTCCACCCTAAATTCCATGACCAAGGAGTGGGAAGCGACCGGCATTCATATCTGGACGGAGCAAGAGGCCGTTCTATTCCTCCAGCAATACCAACGGCGCTATTTGCTAGGTGGCACGACAACTGATCAGGCCTGCGACGCCAATTCATGGGTCTATTCCCAGCTTCAGGTTTCCTATAACGCGGGCGCGAGCATTCTAAATCTTGGCGTCACAACGGGGATAAATAGTGGCGACAACCTCGGTATCCTGCTGGCGGCCGGAAATATGCAATGGACGACGGTGAGCACCCCTCCCTCAGGAGGCAATGTGACCCCCGCAGCGCCCCTTGCGGGCCCAGCCAATGCCCAGGCATCTGTGATCACCTATCCGGCTTCCGCTGCCCTGATTAGGCCCCTGGACGTTCCCCAGGCCCGCAGGCTTCAATATGCGCCTAATCTGGTGGCCGGGACCGTAGCGGCACCTGATTGGGGCGGCATCGTCACCCCGATAGGCCCCATGTCATCCCGGCAGGATTTCATGAACCTGCCTAGTCCAAATACCCCCGGTCTGGTCAATCAGGTTTTCTATAATCCTGCACGCGACCAGGGTGAGATGTGGGTTTGGAATGTGCCGGTCAACGCAACATATGCCCTGCGCTTCACCGCCTATCGTCCTATCCAAGATTGGGTGACACAGGCCAATACTGGAGATTTTCCGCAGGAATGGCAGAACGCCATTATCTGGAATCTCGCCAAAGAGCTTGGACCGGGATATTCCATTCCGGCAGAACGCTGGGATCGCATTAAAATCATGGCGATGGAGAAAAAGGAATTGATCGAAGGCTGGGATCGTGAAAAAGGCTCAGTTTACTTTGGCCGCGCCTCGTCGCAAACGAGGTAGCCGATGCCGCAAATATTATTTGCTACGCAATCATATACGAGCAGATCAATCCCGCTCTCGGCCCAACAGGTGTCCAACGCCTTCCTAGAAAAACAACCGGAGGGAGCCAAGAGCCAAGTTCCGGTATTCGGCGCACCGGGACTAACCACATGGTCGCAGGTTTCGGATGTCGATGTCCGCGGGTTTTGGAACTTCAACGGCGTTCTCTTTGCCGTAATTGGCACCAGTCTTTATAGTTTTGATTTTACCGGAGTTGCGACATTTATTGGTTCTGGCATCACCGGGACCGGGAATGTCTCAATGGCCGATAACGGCATTGAGCTTGTGATCGTCAATGGCTTTGGAGGCTGGGACTACAATCCAAATCGGACAAATATCTTTCCTGATCTTCGCTTTCAGCAAATATTCAATCTAAATTTCTATCCTGCCAACACCGTCATATTTTTTGATGGATATTTCGTTTTTGATCGCGTTGGGACCAACGAATTCTTTCTGTCCGCGCTATATGACGGGATGACCTATTCCGGTCTTGATTTTGCGACCGCAGAAGCGCAGCCAGGATTCCTCGTGGCAGTTGCTCAGAATCTCCAGCTTCTGTTCCTGTTCTGCCAGAATCATATCGAGATGTGGTACGACGCTGGAACTCCTTCATTTCCATTCCAACGTTATGCTGGCGGCGTGATCGAGAAGGGCTGTGTTTCACCTCTTACTGTGATCGCCCAAGACGAGGCGCTTTTTTTCCTCGGCCAGGATCTGGTCTTTTACCGCCTCCAAGGCAATGTTCCGGTTAGGGTGTCTCAGCATGGGGTGGAGCACGCCTTTGCCACTTATGGCGGCGTTTCCGATGCGGTCTGCATGACCTATACATTGGAAGGCCATAAAATGATCCATGTGACATTCCCGTCCGTCCCGCATTCTTGGGTCTATGATATTTCGACACAGTTTTGGCATGAGAGATATTCCCGAGATTCGTTTAATGCAGATTTGATGCGTTGGCGCGGGAACTGCGCCATCCAGATTTATACGCGCATCCTGGTTGGAGATTTTCTGACAGGAAAAATTTTTATTCTGGACTGGAATAATTACACGGAGGATGGAAACACCATGCAGATGCTGGTTTGCTCCTCCACATTAGCCCAGGACAGGCGCCGAATTTTCATTCCCCGGCTCGAAATCGACATGGAGACCGGTGTAGGAACAGCATCAGGCCAGGGATCAACTCCGCAGGCCATGCTACAATGGTCCAAGGACGGCGGCAAAACTTGGTCGGTCCTGCAGCCTTGGCGTTCTATGGGTAAGATTGGAGAATTTACCAAACGTCTGCGCTGGCTTTCGTTAGGACAGGCATATCAGTGGACATTTAGGCTCGTTATTTCCGATCCAGTAAAGCGCGTCTTGATCGGCGCATATGCTGACATTGAGTTAGGAATGCAATAAATGGTCAGTCCACTTCTCAGCGGCACACCACCACCTGTCACGAAGCTGCCGATTGTTAATGTCTCGTCCGGCCTCGCAACCCTGACATTCATATCATTCCTTCAGCAGCTTTGGACGAGCCTCACTAACTTGACGACCCCAGTAACGGTGGCAAGTCTGCCCGCCCAACCATATCCAGCTGGGGCACGGTTCTTTGTTTCGGACGCCACCGCAACCACCTTTAATTCCGTTGTAGCTGGTGGAGGGGCTAATAACGTGCCTACATTTTCGGATGGCGCAGCTTGGAGGATAGGGTAATGACAAAAGCGTGTTCGCCACCATATTGCCGTTTATGTTCGACAGCGCATTGGAGCACCCAGCCTCATGATCGCGCTGGCATCAAGGCGGCAACAAAAGCCCAGAAACCGCCGGCCATCCAGCAGAAGACTCAGCGGCTTCCTGGCCGTGGTGCGCGCTAAGTTTCAATCCATTGAGAACTCGGATATTAATTGCGCTGCGGATGTGGGCCAGAACCATGGTCGCAAGGTGCCCAGCCTTGGTACGCAGGGGGTGATTGTTCTGCCATCTGCTCCACTTCCCCATTTTGGCGTGTTGTGGTATCTCGTAGTCCAGCCAGTCAGATAGCCCCGTTCCCCAGCAGAATAGGCCAGTCTGACCATGAACTTCATTCTTCCTGTGGATTTCATTGATGTGTCGCGCATGGCCGCGACGCTAGTGCTGAAAAAAGCCGTGCATTTCACGGACGAAACGCGCCGCCAGGAAATTCCAGGTTCTCCCCATCATGATACTCAGGCTATCTACTTGCGTGTCCCTATAGGCGAGATCACCACCGAATCCTGGTTTGAGGATATCCCCCACGCCGATACTCAGGTTTTCAACGATTGGCAAAGCGCTCAGCAGGTAATGGCAGCGATTGCCAAATCCCATATCCAGCGTTCCGGAGTTGAACCGCTATTTGGCAAGGCCATGATTGTATCGCTCAAGGCTGGCGGGTGGGTCGATTGGCACACTGATCAGGGACCATATGCCCAGGCGCATGATCGGTTTCACGTCTGCCTAGTACCGTCGGCTGGTGCTTTGACTTTCTGCGGCGGGATGGCACTTAATTTGCCTGTTGGCCAGCTTACCTTCCTCAACAATCGCGTGCTGCACTCTGCCGTCAATTTTGGAAATAATCCGCGCATACATTTGATTGTCGATGTTCGCAAGCCGGAGGTCGTGCATTGAGCGCCATCGTCATCGCGCGCGAACCTTTGGCCGGCCTTTTGGATTCCGGCCTTGAAGCGCTCTTGCGCGAGCACTGGGAAGAGGTGGCGCATAACAGGGACGCTATCGCTCTCGACCCGGATTGGCCCGGTTATCTGGAAGATGAGCGGCAAGGTCGGTTTATCACTTGGTCCGCACGCCGTGACGGTGATCTCGTCGGTTATAATGCCTTCTACGTCATGCGCCATCGGCATTACAAAGGCGATGTATTCGCCGTCAATGATGTGATTTTCCTGACCAAAGAAGAGCGTGGGGCAACCGGGATCGCACTGATCATCGAAGTGGAAAAGGCTTTACGTGCCATGGGCGCTTCCAAGGTTTTTTACCATGCCAAGAGCGATGCGCTTCTGGGAGAATATGGCGATTCTCTCCAGACGATTTCGGATATTCATGAGGTCGAAGAAATTACCGGCCAAGATATTCCAGACAGCATGTTCGGGACTGATCTCACGCTTGGCAACGTTTTGCAGGTGCTTGGCTATGGCCACACCGAAAATCAATTCGGTAAACTGTTGAAGGAACCCGCCTAATGGCAATCACGGCGGCCATCGGCGGGGCGGTAATTGGTGGCGGCGCATCTTTGCTCTCTGCCAACACGCAGGCGAGCGGCGCGCAGGCCGCAGCCAATACGCAGGCTAACGCCGCCACGCAATCTGCCCAGATATCTGCCCAAGCATCACAGCAAGCTACCGCCGCCCAGCTGCAGATGTACAACCAGACGAGTGCGAATCTGGCACCGTACAATCAGAACGGCCAAACTGCCCAATCTGGACTGATGTCGTTCCTGGGGCCCCAGGGTCCGGTCAATTCCACTCTTGGGCAACTTTCGTCCTTCTATGGTCCAGGTGGCCCATTGGCGAGCCTCTATGGTTCCAACGGTCCGATTTCGTCGATGCTCGGATTGGGTCCGCAAGGAGCGGCTGGGATGAATTCGGCTCTCCAGAATTATCCCGGCTATCAGTTCGCCTTGCAGCAGGGCCAGCAGTCACTTGACCGGTCGGCAGCATCGCGCGGATTATTGCTCTCGGGCGGCCAACTCAAGGATTCGCAATCTTTCGGTCAGGGAATGGCCTCTCAGCTTTATGGAACCGCTCTCAATCAATTCGGCAATTACGGTTCGCAGCTGGGGAGTTACGGCGCAGGTCTTGGCGGCGTCGCCTCCCAGTACGGTACCTATGGCAATGAAATCGCCGGCATCGCAAACCTGGGCGAGAATGCCGCTGCCATGACCGGTAATGCTGGGTCTGCTGCTGCTTCTGGAATTAGCAGTGCACTTACCGCAGGTGCTGGTCAGCAGGCATCGGCCTTAACAACTGGCGCATTGAACGCTGGCAATTCGCTCACCAATGCCGGAACTGCCGCAGCCAGTGGTTATGCAGGAGCAGCAAACAATTTTGGGACACTGCTTAATAATTCATCGCTGCAGGCGCTCTTTCAGCCACCTCCCACAACGCCGACCTATACCGGCGATGGAAACGGCGAATTCGACATGCTGTCTGATCGTCGCGCCAAGACCGATATCAAGAAGGTTGGAAGGCTGGAATCTGGATTGGCCGTGTATTCCTACAGGCTCAAAGGCATGGCGCAGACTCAGTTAGGCGTGATGGCTGACGAAGTCAGGCGCGTTGATCCGGGCGCAGTCCGCCGGGGCTATGACAATTTCGACCGCGTAAATTACCGCAGGATTTCTAACCTTCCTCCGATGAAAAGGGCCGCATAATGAAAATCGCCAAGCCACACGCTGAAAAACGCGGCACGACAAAACCGCATATCCGAATGCGTAAACTTTCCTCGACGGGAAAATCTGCATATGGAGCCATCGCGCCAGCACCAGCATTCCCGTCCGCGCCGGGTGCGCCCGCGTTTGATCCGAACGCCGCGCCTCCCGCAATGGGCGGCGGTGCTGCTCCTGCGCCGGCTGGTCCCGCTGGTCCTGGTGGCCCTCCGGGGATGTAAATGCCAGATTTGTCCGGCCTGCCAGCACTCAGTGTTAATCCCGTAGGCTTTGGAGCTACGGCCAATGAGGCCGCGGCACAATCTGGCTTGGCGCAACTCAATCTGCAAAGGCAGCAAACACTCCAGCCCCTCGAACTGGAACAGCAATCGCAACTTATCCCACTGGCCACCGAAGCCAAAAAGCGCGAGGCCATGCTGGCACAGACGCAGGCCGGGAACGACATGATTGCCCAAGCCGCCAAAGATGCGCAGGCGGCTGATCCTGCGGATGCGCCTTCGGTATGGGATGCAGGAATGCAGAAAGCGGCTGATGCCGGCCACCCTGCCGCGCGCCAGTTCATCGGTCATTATTATCCTGCCAAAGCCGACCAGATCAGCGCGGTCTATGGTGCGCCTGCTGCTGGCGAGTCTGGAAGCCAATCGGCAAATAGTCAGGCACCTGCTGGGCCCGATCCCAAGATGCTGGACATGCAGATTTCGCAATTGCCGCCGCAGCAGATTGCGCAGTCTCTTGGCAATATGAACCGGGCGATTTCGTCCTTCAACAACGTGAAGGATAAAGAAAGCTGGGACGCTGAAATCCAGACTTTGCGGCAGAATGGAATTCCCATTGATAAATTGCTGCCCAACACGGAATGGAACCCGCTCAACTATGCCTCAGCGGCGCGGCTCATCAAAAACATGACGCCTATAAGGGACGCCATGGAGCGCGCCACCACGCGGATGCAATCTGGGCTTGGTGTTCCAATTCCGCGCAACATCATCAAGACGGACGCTGGGATTTACGAAGTCAATCCGTATGCGCCGCCGGGGACGCCTGCTGTCAATCTGGCATCCACGCCCTCCTATGCGCGCACCAATCAGACGGATGCGCAGGGCCGTCCTATTTTGGTCGACGCGCACACTGGGAAAACCATCGCTGGTGATCCGGTTGATCCCAATGCACCTCCTGCAGTTCCAGTCACGACATGGGCTGGGCAGATGAACCAAGCCGAGAATGCTACCGGTGATCGCACGGCGCAAAATCCTCGCTCCACCGCGACCGGAAATGGTCAGTTCACCGATTCCACTTGGCTTCAAACTGCCAAGGCGTCGCTTCCCGATGTCGTGCAGGGAATGAACGACCAGCAAATCCTACAGATGCGGCGCGATCCTGCATTCTCCCAGGAAATGACGGCGGCTTATGCGAAAGCCAATGGCGCGAAACTCGTCGCAGATGGACAGCCCGTCAATGGCACGACCTTGGCGCTCGCCCATCGGTTTGGACCGGATGGGGCATCAAAGATTCTCGATGCCCCTCCAGATGCCAAGATGGAGGATATTGTTTCGCCAGAAGTCTTGAAGGCCAATCCTGAATTGAAGGGCCAAACTGCCGGTGGATATGCGCGCTCGATCGCAGCGCAGTTTGGTGTGCAACCGGTAGACATCGGAATTCCGACACCGGGAAATTCGCCGCGCACTCTGTCGCCAGAAGAGCGCGAACTTCAAACCAAGCAGTTGCCAGCACAATTCGAGAAGGCTGAGGAAAGTTATCAGAGCGCCCAGAATCTGAAGCTTCAGCTTGCCAATATGCAGGATCAGCTGAATCAAATGGGGACCTCTGGTTTTCTCACGCCAGGCACGGGCGATACTTCGCGGCTGGCGTTCGCAAAGCGCATCAATTCATTGGCCAGCGCTGCGGGTATGAGTGACGATTACATTAAGAGGAATTTGTTCGATCCCAATAAGGTAGCTTCCGGCGAAGATATCGTGAAGGGCACGACACGCCTCGGCTTCGATCTCGCTCGCCAGTTAGGTTCACGCGAAGCCATGATGATCGTGCAGCAGGCGGTTGGCGCTGTGCCTGGTCTTGAAAACACGCCTCGCGGTGCGAGACTGATTTTCGGTGCCCTCAACACCGCTGCCCAGCGTCAGTCCGACTATTACGAATATCTGCAAAATTGGGCGCAGACGCATGCAAATACGATGGGCGCCGATGTCGCTTTCAACAAAGCCTATCCGGTCCAGCATTATACGAATATGGCGCTGCTTGCTGGCGTGCCGCAATCGCGCGTCCAATATCTCAAGGCCAATCCAAAAGCCGCCAAGGACTTCGACGCCTATTATGGCAAAGGCCTTTCCTCCGTCATTCTGGGGGATAAATAATGCCTAACGTCTTCGCCCAGATGGATGGGGTTGCCACACCTGCGTCCGCTTCGGCACCTGCCAATAGCAACACGCCATCCGGAAATGTCTTCCAGCAGATGGACGATGTCGAGAATCCCCCGGACACCTCCAACTCATGGTCCAGTCTAGGTCAGAACTTCTTGGCCGGCGTAGCCAAAATCCCTGGCAGTTTCGTGAACATGATTGCCAATTCCAATCCAGACGCGATGCCGTTTCAGACGCGAGATGCCGAGAATGCAGGAAGGGCAACGTCGAATCGAGTTTTGAAGGCTACGGGACTGGATAAGGTTCGCGCCAATACTTTCTTGGAAAAAACTGCCCAAGGCCTTGGGACCGTGCTGCCCCAGACCCTGATCCCCGGTGAGGGCGAGATCAGCGTCGCCAATATGCTCCGGAACATGATGACCGGCGCCGCTGTGGTGACGGGTGCCACCGGTGCCCAAGAACTCGCCCCAGATGCCTTGAAGCCAGCCGCAGCCCTAGCAGGGGGTCTAGCCACCGCAGCCATCACACATACTGCCCCTAAACTAATCGGACGGGCCGCTGGGGCGGTCGCTGACGCCGCTGCGCCGGTTGTGGCCCCGATAGCCGCCCGGTTCTCCCAAGGCGCTGCTGAGGCCCAGGCGGGTGCTCTGCTGGCCAAAAGGGCAAGCGATGTCGGGACTGTCCGGGATATGCTGGCGCAGGGGCCACAGGAGATAGTCCCGGGTTCCCAGCCCACCACCTTCCAGCAGACCGGTGACGAGGGCTTGGGTAGCCTTGAGCGGGAGGTTGCCACCAAAAACCCGGATTTGTTCGCCCAGCGCCGCGGGGAGCAGAATGAGGCCCGAGTTCAATCCTTAAGCCAGGTCCAGCAGGGCGGTGATCCCAACGCCTTGGCGGGGGCTTTGAACGGTCAGTGGCGCGACCTCGAAGCTCAAACCAACCAGCATGTGGATAACTTATTGACCAAGGCCCAAGGGGCGGCGGCCAATACCGGTGGCAATCTCACGGCCGACGAATATGGCGAGCAAGTCCGGGGTGCCGTACAGACTGCCGAAGATGCCGCGAGAGCCCGCGAGAAAGGTTTATGGACCGCCGTCGATCCTCATGGTGATCTGACAGGCAACGTCACCCAGACCAGAGGCGCGGCCAACGATATCGCCGAGGATATTCCAAAGACCGCCAAGCCGATGTCCGGTGAGGAAGGCGCGATATTCGATGCGGCGAAGGCCATGCCGGATTTGGCACCGGTTCAAGACCTCATTGCCTTACGCAGCCGCGTTTCGACTGAAATGCGCAACGAACTGATCACGAATGGCCGCTCACCGTCCTATGCGCGACTCACCCAATTGCGCAGCGCGATCCAGGACAATCTGAATAACACGATCAGCGAGCGCATCGCCAATGAAGCCCCGGCAGTAGCCCGCGGCGAAATCAGCCCAGCCAATTCAACGCTTGCCAAATTACAGGAGTGGCAAAATGAGTTCTATGCAACCCGTGACGCGACCGGGGATGTCGGTGGTGCCAGTGCTCGCGCACCTGCCGGAAAAGGAACAGCTAAAGCAACTGGCACTGATGGAACAGTCGTTCCGGCAGCGGGGCGATCTATCGGTGCTGCGGGCATTGAAGGACTATCGGGAGATGTTGGGCCATTAAGGGATATTCGCCCCCCCAAGGAAGACCTGTCGAACGTGGTGGACGCAAATTTCACCAACGGCAAAGTCGTGGGGAACGAAACCGTTCCGACGGAAAGCCTAGTCGGCGGAACGTCTGAAGGGGACAATCCTGCGCGCGTATCGAAGATCGCGGAACAGATGAAGTCTCCGAAAGGATACTTTGAACGGATTATCGCTGACCAAGACGGCAATGTTATCGAGGGCCAGCACAGACTGGCAGCAGCGCAACAACTTGGTCTGCGCTCCGTTCCGATTGTCCGTGTACGCGATCTTGAGGCTGGCCTCCCAAAATCAGAAATGACGGCTGCGATATCGGCTGCTGGCCTAAAGAATTCGACGCAAATAAACCAACTCATTGGCCGCGTTGGCGAGGCCTACGCCGAAATGGGGTCAGTCGCTGGCGTGCGTCGTGAGTTTGAGCCTCCGCGCGGCTTTGAAAAGCCGTGGGAAGCCGCGCTGGATGAGATCGCCAAAACCGAAAAACAGCCCAGCTATATTTCCCCCACTTTCGACGCCGCCGGAGCCGAGCGCCTAGCCGCTGCGACCGCTGCCACCAGGGATCGCGCCCGCACCTTCGGGCAAAATCCTGTTGGGCCGGTGCTGGCAAAGGCTGGCGCGAGCGATCTTTACAAACTCCAAGAGGCGCGCGTTCCGCAGCGGTTCTTTCATCCTGGTCCGACTGGCTTCAACGATATGCAGGCGCTTTACCGGTCTGTGGGGCAGGATCGCGCCGTTCCAATTATCCAAGATTACGCTGCATCCAGTCTGCGCCGCGCCGCGATGCGCGATGATGGCACATTGGACCCGAGGAAATATGCTGCGTGGAAGGCCTCCCATGCCGACGCCTTGCGTGCTTTACCAGACGACATCCAAAAGACTTTTGCGACTGCGGCGGATGCCTCGCGCGCTGTTACCGACGCGACCAGGCTGCGAGAGATTACCCTGAAAGATGCTCAGAAGGGTGCTATTGGACGCATCATGGGGGCCACAAATTCCGATGATGTCACCCGGATTGTTGGCGGCCTATTCAGCGGAAAAACAGCGGTTGCCGATATGCGCGAACTGGCCCGCGTGGCGTCTAAAGACCCCCTCGCCATGGAAGGCCTGCGCCAAGCAGTAGCTGACCATATCGCCAAGCGGTTCATTTCGAATACTGAAGCCGGAACGTCCGGGACCAATCTGATCAAAGCCGACGCATTCCAGTCTTTCGTCAAACAAAACCGCATCGCCTTGAACGCCGTCTTTAAGCCGGAAGAAGTCGCCAATATCGAAGCCATTGCAGCGGACATCAACCGCGCTAAGCGGTCGGAGAACGCGATCAAACTTCCAGGCGGTTCCAACACTGCCCAGGATATCACTGGGGTCCGCACCCATGACCAGCAGTCATCTCCGGCGACGCGCCGGTTCATTGATATTCTTGGCGCTGGCATTGGGGCACATTTTGGGGGGCCGGTTGGAACATTCCTTGGCGGATTTGGCGCTGACGCTATCCAAAGCCTCCGCGCCGCTGGCGTCGATCGCGTCGACCAGCTTGTGACCAAGGCCATGCTCAATCCTTCTGTTGCAAAGCAATTGCTATCGAAGGCGCCAACCAAGGCGACGCCCAAAGCTGGAAATGGTTTGGCGCGCGCTATCCGTGCCACCACAGCATCAGCCGCTTTGATGGCCAGTCCATGAGAGGGACGCTGCACTTACGCAAATGGGAACCGCTCACGCCTGCGGAAGCGTTCGCCAATCTTCCGGAGGAAGATCAGCAGACCGTTGAAGCCGCTGCCAGAGCCGGAAACTGGATCGGCCGATATGGTGCCAATGGTTTTTCGCCAGAGAATAAAATCTGGGAATCCATCGAGGCAGCTTTTAACGATTGGTGCGCCCATCCTAGCAGTGTCGTGCCTTTTCAGATAAGAGATATATTCTCCCGCATGGCGAGGCTGGTAAGGCCTGGCGAGCTATTAAGACAGGCGCATCCCCAAGAACGGCCGCGCATCTTGCAAACCGCCGGGAGCCAATAATGGCCAGCACGAGATTCGTTCTTCCATATCAGACGGTGATCACTGCGGCCGGCGTTCCGATCCCTGGCGCGCTGCTGAATTTCTATCAGTCAGGAACGTCCACCCCGCTGACGACTTATTCGGATTCCGCTCTCACGATTCCAAACACTAATCCCGTGGTCGCGAACGCAGGAGGGCAGTTCCCGAGTATTTTCCTGCAGGCCGCAGCTTATGCGGCAGTCCTGACGGATTCATTAGGCAATCAGATTTGGACCGCAGATCCAGTCCAAGGGGCGCCGACTACGCTATCGACACGACAAGTATTTCTCTCCGGTGCCGCGAATTACATCACGCCCGCTGGATGCAGACAGTTGCGGATACGAATGATCGGCGGCGGCGGTGGCGGCGCTGGCACCGGGACATCGGGAAACACTACGGGGCCCGGTGGCCAAGCTACCGCCTTTAGTACCAGCACAGCAGCAGGCGGGACCGGCGGTTCGAATAACGTGCAGGGCGGCCAAGGTGGGACTGGAGGATCTGGCGGCGTTGGGCCTGCGTCGTTTCGATTGGCAGGAGAGCCCGGCGGTAACGCCGTTACAGCGATTATAGGCGCGGCGCTGGCACAGCCGGGCGGCGGACAAGGCGGCGGACAAGGTGGTGGCACTCCTGTGTCAGGCAGCAACGGTGCCGCTGCCGTCGCTGGAACCGGCGCTGGCGGCGCTGGCGCTGGCGCTGCCGGCCAAACCTTTACAGATCTTGCAAATTGGCAAACCGCAGGCGGCGGCGGTCAAGGTGAATATCTTGAGTTGATAATCAATCAGCCAGCCGCAACTTATGCTTATTCGGTGGGGGCTGGCGGCGCTGGCGGCAATCCAGGAACGTCTGGATTTACTGGCGGCGCTGGCGGCGGCGGGTACATCATAGTTGATGAATATTACTGACATGGATACCGAAAAGCTCGTCGCTGATCTCCAAGATGCCGAAGGATGGGTTGGCCACCTCTATGACGACGCGAATGGCGCGCGAATAGGACCAGGATCAACTGTAAAGGGCCATCCAACAATCGGTTGGGGATTTGCGCTCGATACGGCGCCTCTAACCCAGGCCGAAGCCCTTCCAATCCTGACAGGCCGAGCCACTGATGCTTGGAATAGCTTGGTGGCTCAAATCCCTTGGGCACAGAATATCCCGGAACCATGTCAGCGGGCCTTGGCGAATATGGCTTATAACCTCGGGGTGTCTGGCCTTCTCGGCTTCAACACTTTCTTGTCTCTCATGCAGGCTGGCCAGTATGGTCAGGCTGCAGATGATTTGCAGACCACTCTGTGGTGGAAACAGATTGGAAGTCGCGGTCCAAAAATCCAAGCGCTGATAAAAGAAGGGATTACATAATGGCCGATCCAGCAATAACGAGTGGCAGCGGAGCCGTGGTTGGCATAGCAGCCGTTCTCACTTTCGCGCCGTTTGGCGTCTCGCTGACAACCCTTTTTCTGGGCGGCGGCTGTTTCTTTGGCGGTTGCATGGCGCGTACTGGCCTTACGCTTTACAAGAAACTTGATGGCCCATCAGACGTTTCCCTAAAGGACTTCTACAAGGCCATAGCCATGCTGCTGTGCTGTGTTCCGCTCGCGGCCGTGGCCTCATGTGTTGTTTTTCTCGCGGCGCACGTTGGTAAGATAGATGCTGATGCCGCATTGGGCGGTCTGCTCTTGATTATGGGCGTGCGTGGCCCGGAAGGTTTCCAATGGATTATGGACACAATCTCGTCGGTATTCACCAAGTATGCTCCAGGGAACAAGTCAAACGGAGGTGGCCCATGAGCGCAGACGCTACCATGAAAGCCTCGGAGTTGGTCGATACTTGGGTCACCCGCTGGTCCAAGCGGGTTGGCTTAGTGCTAGTGGGTTGGATGCTGGCAAATGTTTATCACGGCACGCAGAATCTCGAAAAGCAGGCCGCCAAATTGCCGGTTGTCCAACAGCAGGCGGCGGTCGTGCAGAAAGAAGCGGCTTGCGAACATAATCGCGCCAATAAGACCGCTAGTATCGCCGGCCAGGCAATTCTTTCCGCCAACGTGGACAATGTTCCAATGCCGCAATTCAAAGACCTTCCTACCGACAACTGCCCGCATCCGGCCAGCAAATAGGCTTCAGCCGTGAGCGAAGTCACCCTCCGAGACTATGCGGATCGTAGGCGCTCTGGCGCTAAGACCACACCCATAATGAACTTTCAGGGTCATGGCGCGTTCCTATGCGCCTCAGAAGGCTATGCCCATGTCCATTGTCGGTCTGTTGGTTCTGCTCATCGTATTTTGTGCGATTGTTTGGGCGGCCAGGAAGCTTCTCGCTGCATTCGCAGTCCCCGAGCCTATCGCCACCGTGGTTTGGGTTTTGATCGTGCTGGTTGAGGTCTTCATGGTTGTTGATCAGTTCGGCCTGATTGGCACGGGCGGCCCATCCTTGCGTCTGCGCTAGACAGCCAGGCCATCCGGGCGTAACTTCTAAGCATGTGGGCCATGCTTATGAAGTTCCTGCGCCTTCTCTTTTCTGGGGAAGACCTTGGAAAATCGGAGGTCGAAAATGCCGATGCTCAAGCCGAACTGCGGAACATCCAGAAGGCTTCGGACGCTCGCACTGCTGTTGATGATAGCGCCGCTGCCATCGTGCGGGACAATGACAATAGCGGCCCCGCCACCGGGCCCAATCATTAGCAGCCCGGTCAAAGCCGTTCCCTGCGTCTCGCTGGAGGCGCTTCGATTTCACGCACCGCTGGATCTGTCCCAAGCCAAGGCATGGATTGCAGGCACCCTCCCAGACCCCAGCAACGCCTTCGATACGCCCGATACCGTGAAGGCCATTAGAAGGTTCAATGCCGCCCGTGAGGCTATCTGTGGGCCGTAAGATAGCCCTCGCGCCCTTCTGCTTCGCTTTGGCTGGCTGTGCGACTATCTTTCCGAATTCAACTACCTATGTCCCGGTAACGGTCGAAGTGACCGATCCGGCACAGTACGCCGCTGATTTGCGGAAATGTCATTCTGTGGCAGACAATTATTCGCCCGGCTTCGACACGGGGACCGTCGCCCAGGCCACCGTGACGGGCGCCACGAGCAACGCAGCGGAAGCCGTTCTAAATCCATTGATCCCAGCAGCCGGGGCCGTCGGCGGCGCCGCAACGGCCACCATGGCCGGGATCGGTATTACTGGGCAGGATTCCATCGTCATTCTAGCAAAATGCATCACCGGCCTGACCAACCGGGACCACTCGGCATTAGTGGCAGACCCTCATAGCTAGATTATCCCTAGACGGCAAAAGGTTTCACGCGCATATTCCAGCCCCGCTTTGCAGAGCGAATAACCTAGGAGATCCCCCGCATGTCCTCACCCGCCACCCCAGTCACTGTCGCCCCTGTATCGACCTTCGCAGGTCTATGGGATGAACTGAAAACCGATGCCCTCAATCTTTGGCAATCTGTGCAAGGGAAAGCCGTTGCGGCTGAAGGCAAGATTGTCCCCGTTGTCGAGCAGGACATCATGCTGGTTCTCAGCCAGTTCCGGTCGGTAGCCACCACGATGGTGATGACGCTGGCGACGCAGGAGTTCAATAATCTCACAGGCGCCCAGAAAAACACCATCACGGCCGCAACAATCATGTCGGCGGCAAAAGCGGCTGGCCAGACCGTTCTGCAGCAAGATGCTCAGATGCTCGCCCAGCAGGCTTATCACGCCGTTGCAACAACCCTGACGCCCGCCGCCCCCTAATTCCGCAGCCTACCTCCCCACCTTGCCTCTCGCCTTAGCCGGCGGGAGGCTTTTTTATTTCGCGGGCGTCAGCATTGCCGGAAGCCCGGAAATGCGCTTGGCGATTTCTTCTAATGCTGGACGGTCTGGCGCTGCGTCAATTTCATGGCAGAGTGTAGCGGCGGCATCGTTCACGACCGCTTTAAGCCCGTCGCGCAATTGTTGGTCTGTAACCATCTGACCGATCCACCTAGCTAAAGAAAACGGTCCAGGTAATCACCGCGCTCCACAACAACATCAGCGCGCCAATGATCCAAAAGCATACAGCGCCGCCTTCGCGTTCTTCCTCAAACTGGCCCCGGTGCCTCATGGTGTGCCCCTTAGTGGTGCTAATCAAACCAGACCGCGATTTTTCCAATGACGTTGATGCGCCTCGACAAGAAAGCGGTTGATGGTTGGAAGGTCCGCAATCGCTGTGCTGCGCTCCGTGAGGTCTTTCAGTTCCGCCGCGATCCTGTCAATGTCCTCGATCACCTTGGTCATGGACAATTCCCCGCGTCGCACAGACCGCAGATATTCCCGATCAGGCTCTTGGATGGGGATGCTGATTCGGCGGTGTGTCAGGTATTCGATGCCTTGAAGGCCAAGCCGCAGGGCGTGCATGGCATACTTCGTGTCATAGCCGAACCGCTCGACTAACTCCGGCCGCGCTACCTTGGGGCTGCGCTGCCCAGTCAGTCCCGCGCGCTGGCCCGTCAGATAGCCCAGATAGCGCCACCCCGCTTCGCGCGACACGAAGGCGTCCCGGATTTGGATAAGCTGAACGCCCAAGACCTCTTTGGTCATATATTCGGGGAGCCACATCAGCATCAGGATTGACGGGTTGCCCTTGTAGGCAAGGTGGCAAAACTTCCGTAGCGAATAAACCACAAGGTCAAGATCGCCTGGACCGCTGCGAACGCCTTCTGGTTGGGTGCGGAATATGTGTTGCTCGAATGTGCTGATCCCCGCCACAGTTTCTGGCGGCTCGATGCAGATGCCCATTTCGTCGCGGTCTTCGTGACCGTCTAGGCCGGTGCCGTGTGCCGTCGATCCGACAAGGCCCCGGAGGATGGTGTTTTCGTCTGCGATGGTCTTGGCGTCCATTAGAATTCTCCCGCCGCGACTTGAGCGCACGGAATGCCTCGCGCCCGCCACATCGCCACAACCCGGTCGCGGTCATCAAAGGCCATGACGGGCCGAATATCATCGGCAATGATTTGGTCCAGCAGTTCCCCCTTCACGATGTCATCGGCGCGATAATCACCAGCCTTGCGCATATAGAGCGGCGCTTCTGGTAGACCATGCTTCAACAGCCATGCGCGGGTCTTTTCCTCGCACTCGTCGGAACGCCCGGAGACATAGACGATTTGGTTATCCGCCAGCCAAAGAGAGCGGGCTACGTCGATCACATGCTGGATGGGGAAATCACCGTGGCACTCGGAAAAGAACGTGCGCCAGTCTTTCGGCTTGGCCTGGATGTGGTGCAGCCGATGAGAACAGTCCGCCAACGTACCGTCAATATCGAAAATATACGTGGCCATTCACCAAACCCCACACAGATGCGCAAACAGTATCACCACTGCAATCCACGCCATTGCTTCTAAGAACTCACGCATTGCTTCATCGCCTCCCGGCGGGCGCGCTCCAAATCCTGAAATGCTGCCGTGCTGCCGCCATGCGTGTCTGGATGGCGCTTAGCCGCAAGTTCGCGAAATTTCCTCTGCACGTCATCCAGGGAGGCGCCGCGCCGCAGCCCCAGAATGGCTAATATCGCATCGGCGGCTGCCACAACCATCTTTTCCCATGTGCTAAGTCTCTCGATCTCGCCTTGCGCTTCGGCGATCACGTGTGGGTCATCTTTATGAACCATGCCTGTTATTGCAACCCTAAAGAGCCTATCCGCTAATGTCATGGCTTCGGACTCCTTCGGAATGGCCGATGGGTTTTCTGAAACGGCCTGTTTGCAATCTTGGTCTTAGGGCGCGGCTTGTTTTGGCCGGTGATGCGGCGAACCTTCGCCTGGGCACCAACATCGCGTGCCGTCTTTTTCTTGTGGCACGGATCATAATGGATTGGGCGCAGGTTCTGGTATTCGTGCGGGCCACCCATTCCGTCCGCGTGGTGATGATCAAACTGGATCGCTTGGCCGGCCAGCAATGGGTGGCCACATTCGGGACAGGGAATGAAGGCCACCAGTTTCCCGGCCTCATCATGCGTCGTGCAGAGGTGCGCCCGCATGTAAAACAGCAGCGCGTCCACGGCCATCTTGCGGCTGACGGGTTTAGTCACGGAGTGCCTCATCAACCATGGCTTTCCAGGCGACAGACAAATAATCAATCATATTTTCATATGTCGTGGGGTCACCAGGAATTGCGTTAGCGCCCATAATGTACATAATCCCAGTTGGTTCGCGCATGGCGGCGATAGCCGCGAGAGCCGCCAATTGTATTCCTTCCTCTTGCCAATCTTTGAGGTTTAAAATTTTGCCGTCATGCCGATTAAAAGCATCTTTCATTGCGGCGGCCACGCGATCTACCATTTCGCTCATCGCGGCCTCACACCGTCCAAGAAATCCTGCATCTGGCACCCATAAATCTTCGCCAGCCACGCCAGCATATTGATAGGCACGCAGACGTCGCCTGCCTCCCACCGCATCAGAGTGGATAGATGTTTTTTGACCTGGATGGCCGCCTGAGTCGGGCTTAGCCCAGCCTTCTCCCGCGCTGCCTTGATGCGGGCACCAACTTCCCGGTCGAACCTGTTGGGCTTTGCGCGGGTGCGGGGGCGACCCATCTTTTTCTTGGTCATGTGGCGCTCATAAGGCGGGCGCGGTTTGGTTCAAAGCCCTCGGCTTCCCATTTCGGGCCCAGGTCTTTCTTGCGCCCGTCGATATCCAGCCGCTTCCAAACCGCCGGGTCCAGTTCATCCAGCAGCGCCATGGCCGTCAGGTTATTGGCCTCGGCGATCTTCTCGTCCAGCCATTCGGCGGTCAGATCGGCTAGAGGTTCGTTCGCGGGTGCAGCATTGGAAGGCTCAGGAGCCTCACTGGCGGCTGTTTTCCGCTTGCGGCCCTTGGTGCCACCCTCCCCGGCCTCGCCAGCCAGTGCCGGTTCTTTCGCGGGCATACTGGCGTCTAGGACAGTTCCGGGGGAGTGGCCTATCTGTTCGGTCACATGGGCAGCGGAAAAGCCTTTGGCCTCACCTTTGGTGCCCGCAGCCAGCCGTTCCTTAAGGCCAGATGCGGGGGTCACGTCCGTAGCCGCCGCAGCCTTGGCGTATTCGTCAAATTCGTCCTTGTCGTACCATCCCATTAAGACTTCAGGAAAGTGCAGGCGACATAGATCGCGGGCGGTGTCATATCCCTGCTGCTGATCTGGCTTCGTGATCCATAGCGACGAGCCCTTGAGATTGCCTTTCTCGCTCGTGCCAATGTCTTTTTTCCGCTTGCCCAGCGTGACTGATGTGAGGGAAATAATCTCGTCTGTTTCCAACAGTATGCAACTGACTGTGCAGGTCCGCTCGTCGCCTTCTCCTGCATAAGAATATTTTAGCCGCCCCTTAATCGGAGCATGGGATTCTATTATCGCCCGGAGCACATAGGAATCGTAGGCAATAGTTTCGACCTTTTCCTTGATAGTGGTACGGCCTCCCGTTGGCTGGGTGACCGTGGTGTCAACTTCCTTGCTCATCGCAAAAGAGTGTTCTGCCAAGGCAAAGGGGTCGAAGCCAAACCGCAGCGCCTTGGTGCAAATGGCGAGGCATGCGCCCGGATTGCCGCGCAGATGGTAAGGAACAGCAGAGCCAGAAACCGCCATCAACTTCGAGAACTCCATCAATTCCATCATGGTCTGGAATTTCACACCGCCAAAGCCCATGTGGATTTCGGTAGCGCCGGCCGCAACCCGGTCAATCTTGCCTTCCAGTTTGTCGATATCCATTCAACCTGCTCCCAAATAATCGGCCTGTGTCGGGCCGTCCATAGTTGCCCGCGCGATCTCCCGCTTAAGAAAGTCGCGCCGGAATTCTGCCTGCTGGCGAGCCCAATCCGAAATAAACACAGGCCGCGCGTCGCGCTGCGTTCCGGCTGGGCCAAACCAATCCCCCGTTTTCAGGCACCAGGCGAAGGTATCCAGCGCCACGCGGATATCTTGCTCAGCGGCGGCAATGTCCTCTTTCTTGAGGGTTAGGATTTCGACACTGAATGGCGCGTCCTTTTCCACGAAGCAGAAGGAAAAGCTTTCCATCTCGCGCTTGAGAATTTCGCGCACGCCCATGCCGCACAATGCAGCCTGAATATCGTACCTGTACTTGGAAATATCGCGGTCCAGATCAAAGCCATAGTTCACAGAAGTTTTGAGGTCGCAAAAATCCCCGCTGTCATTAGGAATTGCGTCAGGCCGGGACTTCAAATAAACCCCGGTTTCCTTGTCTTTCCAGACCAAGCTCTGCTCGATCTGCCCATTGAGTATGCCGGCTGAAATAAGCGGCTCAGAAGCCAGCGACCGCGCCATGCCCCGGATTTGCTCAAGCTGGGCGGGCAGCAGCACGGTGCGGCCTTCCGCCTCCTGTTCTGCACGCCATTCCTTGGATGCGGTTGTGCGCCAGGAATCGAACTTATCGGGGCGCATGATGAATAGGGTGGAAAAGGCGTCCTCGCCCAAAAGCAAATGATGCGCAGCCCGCCCCAACACAAAAGCGTCGCTGTCTTTCTGTTCTGGCCTATGGGGGTTGAGGTAAGAATCCCGCCAGTAATGCTTGGGGCTTTCGAGGAATAGCGTGCGAAGGCCAGACGATGAAATCGACGGCTCGCCGCAAAGATCACCCTGGTAGGCAGACATGGGGACGCCGCTGTAAAGGCCAGCCTTGGTGATTTTCATGGTGCGCGCCGGTTCCAGCGTGCCCAGGCCTCGTCAATTGTATCCCCAGAAACGCTGGGCTGGGCCGGGCAGTCATCATTCTGGCATCCGACCATGTAGCGCGGGCTTCGACCGAAAGAATATCCGACGGCCGCTAGTGGCGGATCATCCCCACAAAATGGGCAAACAGCGGGCATTTCACGCCGCGCCATGCCCCGGTCTACTACCTCAGCCATGCTTAAATTGCCCATTTCCAGTCTCCCTGTTTCGACGCAGAATGTGCCAGACTTTCGCATAGGCCGCAACTGGCTGGCTTAAATAATTCCAAGCGACGGCCTTTACTCGCCGAAAGCCTAGGCATAGCGTCCTGATCTGCAAATCACCCAAGGCCTAGATGTATGACCCCGGAAGAGGCCCTAGAAGCTGCAATTGATATCCTTGGCGGGAAATCAGCCCTGGCCAAGATCGTCAATGAAGCGTCGCCGGAGCGCCCCTGCACCCCCCAAGCCGTAACTCAATGGCGGCGATGCCCGCGGGAAAGGGTCGTGGCCGTTGCCGCCGCAGTCCGAAAAGCCAAAGCAAGAAAGTTTCCGACAGAGCATGAGTTGTGCCCTGAATATTTCCCAAGAGCGAAAAAATCTCAATAAAATCAATCCTATGTTTCTGTGAAACAATTTTACAACCCAAGGAGAGTAGAATGGCAAAGAAAGCATCAAAACCCAAGAAAACCGGCAAAAAGGCTGCAAAGCCCAGCAAAGACGAGGAAGTGGAAACCGTTAACCTTTCCCTCCTGTCTGGCAATCAGCCCCCGACCAAAGACCTGATGTACCACGTCGATAACATTGCTGGCTGGATGGACAAGGCCAGCACCGCCCAAGGCAAGGTTTCTGACGCCAAGAAAAAGGCGAAAGAGGCTGGGGTTGATGTCGCCGCGATCATGTCTTTCCTGAAATTCCAACGCATGGACCCACTGGATATGGCCGCCCAGCTGCGCCAGCTGGCGACAATGGCCGCTGAGGCTGGTCTGCCCGTCCAAATCTCCCTGTTCGAGCCCAAATATGGGACTATTGAGGAACAAGCCGGTGCCGAGGGGTATCAAGCGGGCAGCACGGGCCGCACGCCCGATACCAAGCGCTGGCCAGAAGGCGCGCCGGGCCACGTCCAATATATGCGGCGCTGGAACGATGCCCAGGCTGAGATCATCACGGGCGGCAAGACTGCAGCGTGAAAATCTTGGCCCTAGACCTCGCTGAGAACACGGGATGGGCGCATGGCGATAGCTTTGCCAGCGCTCATTGCGGTGTTTGGCGGCTTCCGGGGTTTTCTGACGAAAAACGGCCCCAGTCCTTGGGCAGCATCTATTCTGCCGTTCTTGCAGTTGCGAAGGCGAACGGGATCGGCGGGGTAGCGATTGAGGCCCCCTTGAGCCTTGGGGGCCGATCCGCCCACACGGGCCGCGTCCTGACAATGCTGTCCGGCGCCGCCCAGGCTGCGGCCTCGAATGCCGGGGTTGGCTGGCTGCGGCTGCCAGGGCCAAGCACATGGCGGGCAAAGGTTCTGGGCCACGGGTTCCCGGATAACCCCAAAAGGGCCGCGCTGGACTACTGCAAGCGCCGTGGGCGGGAAATAGCCGAACACGATGCTGCCGAGGCCATGTGCATCCTGACTTGGGCGTTGGATCAATTCACACTGCTCGATAGGATCAAGCCATGACCGCCCCCACCGTGCGCCAGAGGCGGAAACGGGGATGAAAAAGCGGCCCAATAAATCGTCTGCCGTGCGCCAGCAACGAGGACCAAAGGTGCATGAGGCGGACGACCCGCAGACCGCGCTTTACCGGGTTCTGAATTATTACCCTACGCCTCCATGGGCGGCACGGGCAGGCGCGGAAATCTTATTGAAACTGGACCCAGAAGCCTGCGCGGTCTGGGAACCAGCCTGCGGCGAAGGCCATATGGCGGCAGCACTGGATGAATATTTCCGGACCGTCCACGCCTCCGACATTCACGCCCACGGCTATGGCGATGTGGTGGATTTCCTGATGGCGGGCGACGCGCCAGGGCCGGTCGATTGGGTGGTTACGAACCCACCATTCGACCGGGCCGAACAATTCCTTGCCGAAGGCCTGCGCCGTGCGCGCCGGGGCGTGGCATTACTTTGCCGTGTGGCATTTCTTGAGGGAAAAGAGCGGTATTCTGCGCTTTTTGAGGGGCCGAACCGCCTCACGCTGTGCGCCGTGTTTTCCGACCGGGTTTCCATGGTGCTGGGCCAATGGGACCCGGTCGCCAGCCAAGCCAGTTGCCATGCTTGGTTTTTCTTTCTCAAGGGCGCCGTGCCCATGCCGATCACCGCCATCCCGCCTGGCACCAAGGCTCGCCTGCACCGCCCGGCTGACGCACGGCGCTTCGCCAAAGAATCTCCTGCGCCGTTGTTGGACGTCGCACAATGACCCGCACGCCTTTGCCAAACCGCCGCCACGGCGTGACCGTCCCGGTCGAGCATCGGGGCATGACCTTCGATTGCACTTTCAGCTTCGGCTCTGATTTGCACGTCCGCGAGGCTTTTATGCGCAGCACCAAGGAGGGCAACGACTTTAGCGCCCTGATGGTCGATGCCGCGATTTGCCTGTCTCTGCTGCTCCAAAATGGAATGACCATGGGCGATCTGGTGAAGGCTTTCGGGAGTGGGGAATTGGGCGCACCGCAATCGGCCTTAGGGGCCATAGCCCGCGTCGGGGCCGATCTGGACCTTCGCGCTGAGGCTTGCAAAAGCTAAAGGACATGTCTAAGAGATTCGCGCCGGGCTTGATCACTCGGTGCATAGGAACGGTGGGCGGCTTTCGGAACAAGCCTCCCCAGCCCCCTGCCGGGGCCGCTCACGGTTTCCTATTTTGGGAGGGGAATTCATGCCAGCATGGGATGCAGCGCAGGAAGCCGAATTGCGGCGGCTTTGGGATATCCATGGGGGGCATTTTCGCAAGATAGCCAAGGAAATGGGCCGAACGCGCGGCTCGATAGACGGGAAGTCGCGGACGCTTGGTCTGCAATTCCACGCGAGCGGAACTGGCCGCGCGATCACGAAAGCCCACCCTGCCTACGTCAACGGCACCACGGTCTTCCAAGGGCGCATCTACACCGTCACTCGCCAAACAACGCTGCTGAAATCCGGCGACAACCAGCGCAAACTCGGGAAAGTCGTGACGAAGGGCAAGTGGAAGGGCTTTCCGATTTATTCACTCACCCTGGTTGAACGCGAAACATGCCCGCGCTCCTGCGATCTCTTTCTCAACTGCATGGGCAATGCGATGGGCCACGCAAAGCGTTATAAATACGGGCCAGAATTGATTGCAAAGCTTGGCCTTGAGCTTGGACAATTGCAGCGCAAGCATCCTGGCGGCTTTGTAATTCGTCTTCACGTGCTCGGCGACTTCATTTCGCTCAAGTATTTTCAGTTCTGGGAAAATGCGCTGGACTTCTTTCCGGCTCTGCATATTTTCGGCTACACCCATTGGCAGCAGGGCACCGTGATCGGCGATGCCGTTCACGAGCTACGCGAGGCGCGCTGGGATAGATTTGCAGTTCGCACCTCTGACGCCGAAACAGGCCCGCGCGCCATCACCATAAAATCCGTCGCAGAAAAAGGTGATGCCCTGATGTGCCCAGCACAACAATCAGGCGGCAAAGGCCTTAATTGTGGGAAATGCCATTTGTGTTGGGCACCAGTTCTTAAGGACCGCGCGATAGCCTTTGAACTTCACTGATAGGAGGTCGCATGCCAAAATGCAGCCATTGTTTCCGCCGCTTCCGCAGCAAGGCCGCAGAGCAGCTTGCGGAGCGGAGAAGGGCGGTGATTTTGGACCTGCAGGGTGAACGGCCGGCAGAGCATTTGAGGCCCCCAATGTACGCCGATGTACATCAATGTACATTGACCGACCCTGACCGCCATGCGCGCCACCAGCTCCGCAGCGCGGAGTTTCGGGCAGGCAGGACATGACCAGGCCACCCCAAAACATCGGCTGGTCCAAGGTCGAAATCCTCTACCTACGCGCTGCCATGACGCTGAGTTTTTACGAAGGCATATGCGCTTTAGACGATATTGCCACAATTACGGGGCGTACCCTCAGTGCGCTACGGTCCAAACTCAAAGCCCTAGAAGCCGAGGATCAGACCAAAACAGCCACCAAATCAATTCTGGTGCCCGCCCAGGCGCGGCAAGGTTCTGCCGGTCGCCCACGCCATCCAAACGACCCCGCCTTCCGCTGGCCTTCCAGAGCCGCTCTAACCGGTTCCAGCGCCAAAATGGCTAGATCGCCAATAGTTGTGGTTAACGCTGGCGAGCCCACAACACCTAGCCGTTGACCCCCTAGGGCTAGTGGATTTATGGTTATTTCGTGAATTGGTTCCAAATCGCCCGGGAGACACCCGACTGAGCAGGAGGAACCAGAAAGAAAAAGCCCCCGGAGTCTTGGGAGACACCGAGGGCGGTTCAAGATGCTGGCGGCATCAGGAACGGGCAGTGGAAGGCTTAATTTATAGCCGACCCGTTCTAAAAACAAGCCCCGCCATCATTTTGAAACCCGTCGTGTCCCAACGGCTCGGCAGAGCCTATTTCTGTCAAAAATTGCCCGCGCTCCAGGCATGGAACGGGCGGCCTAGACGGTTACAAAGCGGTATCGGAGCATTTTGGCGAGGCCCATAGCCTGTGTAGTCAAAATGTTTGGGGAGCCGATGAAATCCCCAGATGGTGGACGGCGACATGGGAACAGCGCCGGGGCGGAGGCCCAAATCAGTTAGTACGCGGGGGAATATCTCCCCTAGGCCATCAGGCGGTCTCTGACCGGGGTATTCCGGCAGGCGGAAAATGCAGAGCTATGGAGAAGTCTAGATGTATGTCTATTTTATCACCGCTCTACGCCAGCAAGAATTAAAGCGGATAAAAATTGGCTCGTCATCGAACCCAGAAAAACGGCTTAGAAGGCTCCAGACCGGCAGCCCATACAAGCTCACATTACTCGGCACGGTTAAATGCAAATCACCAGCACATGCTCGCTCTATCGAAAAATACGCCCACAATATTTTCTACAAGCAGCGCCGTAACGGAGAATGGTTTCATCTTTCACGAAAGCATCTGGATCAGATAAAGAGTTTAATTCAGCGCGCGGCTGAAATGCAGCCTGCGGAGGTTTCTGATGCCATTTGACTACGATGATCCATACACAACAATTTCCTGCAAGGTTTTAGCTGTGCGGCCAAAGGCGGTGCAGATCGAAGACGACCATGGCACGATATGCTGGTGCCCGCGGTCTTGCGTGCATGGCGGTGATGACCGGCTTTTAGATGGCTCTGAAGGGGATGATATCCAACTCCAAGTCCGCCGCTGGTTTGCGGAGAAAGAAGGGCTCATCTGATGGCTGAAACGACAAACATTTCCTGGTGCGACTGTACAATGAACCCGTGGATAGGATGCACAGAGGTTAGCATCAAAAAGACTGGCGGCGGCGGTTGTGACAACTGCTATGCTCGGACTTTGTCCCAAAGATATGGCTGGGCGAAATGGGGATCAGGGCAGCCAAGGCACAGAACATCAGTTTCTACGTGGAAGCAGCCACTACGCTGGAACCGGAAGGCCATAGAGACGGGATACCGCCCGCGCGTATTCTGTGCCTCGCTGGCCGATGTGTTCGACAATGAAGTGCCAGACGAATGGCGCGCTGACCTATGGCAGCTTCTCCGCGAGACGCCGAACCTGCGGTGGATTCTCTTGACCAAGCGCATCGGGAACGTCTTGAGGATGGTCCCCACGGATTGGCCGTTTGCCCATGTGGGGATCATGGCCACGATGGTCAACCAAGAGGAATACGACCGGGACAGGCTCAAGCTGTCCGCCGTACCGGCACCCTGGCGTGGGGTCAGCGCCGAACCGCTGCTTGGCCGCATCGTCCTTGACCATAAGGACGCCAAGGCGAACCTGGACTGGATCATCACGGGCGGCGAGAGCGGCCTCGGCTTTCGTCCGCTGGACATAGATGCAGTTCGCTATCTCCGGGACCAGTGTCGCGACCTCGGTATCGCCTTCCACCACAAACAGAACGGCGGGGTGCGCGGCAAAGCGACGGGGTGTTTGGTTGATGGGGTCGAACACAAAGCGTTTCCAAGGGCGCTCGCAGCATGAAAAACCGGAAGAACAAGCTTTTGAGAGCTGCTGGAAAAGCACCGAAATTGATCCAATATATTGCAGGATCGAAAGCAGCGCGACCAAAGGTAAGGGGAACGTTCGGCCCCGCATCCGGCGTAAGAAGAATTGACCCGAAAGAATACGAGGGGAAATATTAAATGAAATCGCCGGATCTAGAACAAATCTTAGCCGCCGAGGCCATCCTGCGCCCCTATATCAATGACCCAAAAATATCGGTGACGGCTTTGGCCCTGCAGGTGGTGACGGCATATCTGGACGCAGCGCCAGACAAGAAAAAGCGCCCCGGTAAATCCAATGCGATCGCAATCAATGACCCAGTCTTTATTTCGTTGCCCACCAATCAAGATCGCGTTTTCTATTGTGTGCATGAAAGCCAATTTCAGAAGTTCGTCCTGCTTTACCCCGCCGTCGATATCGCCCAGCACCTTCGCAACATGGAAGGCTGGCTAATCCATAATCGCAGCAACGCTAAGACGCTCACCGGAATGCCGAGTTTTATAAACCGATGGCTCGCAAAAGAGCAAAACAGGAGCAAACCCAATGGACACGGAAAACCATCAAACAACGATAACTGGCTTGCTGGTGCAGCCGACCTCGCAGCCGAACTGCGATCCAACGGAAAATGAACGCAAGCTGATGATCTTGCTCAAGCTGGGCTCGCATTACTGGACGCCGAGTTTCACGCGCGCCCAGGCCAAGGAACTGCTGTCGGATTACCTGGAGGATTTAGCGAAGTACCGCACGCCGGAGCTTGAGGCGTTCGCCGGCACATGGCGTCGTGATGTGGCGCGCACGAAATTCCCCAAGATTGGCGATATTGTCTTTGCGATTGAGCGGACGCGCGCTGATGCAGCCGATCGCGCTAAAGGACAGCGGGCGCCAGACCGATTTGCAGGCAGGCCGATGCTCTGGTGGATGCAGGCCAAGCAGCTTTGGCAGCCCGGATGGTTGGAATCCGATGTCCCAGAAGGTGAAATTATTTGCGATGTTATTAACGGTCCTATGCGGTATCCAAACGTCTAAAATAGCGGAAATTCGGCAAATCTTTAGCGTTGCGCGCTGTGCGAAACTATGGCATAGTTTTGAAGACAATCGGGAGGCTTTTATGGGCAAGACATACATTATCCTGAACCTGCAAGGAGAGCGCGAGATAGCTTTCGGGCCCTCGCCTGATCTTGAGCAGGCCAAGGCCTATGCCGACGAATGGCACCGCTACAGCGTCAAGCACGGGCGCATCGGAGAGCATTTCCGGGTTGTGGCCCAGGAGACGGTTTACGATACCGCCGATACTTCCGATCCATTTCGCGGCGGCTTTGCCAATGCCCACCGGATTGCTGATGATCATGCCGATGAAGTTATGGCGATCGAGGGCGCAGCTATTTGGGCGGCATTTCCATGACCGATCGCAACAGGATGTTTGAAGACCCGAGCGGTCGGAGCGCGCTGCGCGCCTCCGGTCCCAGAAACCCGCGCAATCTTCTATGCCCTACCTGCGGGGAACCGAACCGCCTGACGCCGGCTGACAAAGCACAAGGCTATCAGTGCGACGCTTGCGCAGACCGCGACGAAGGATATGGCCCATGAGCCGCCCCATTCCTAGCCTCATGGCTGACTATCAGGACAAATTCGTTCGGGTTCATTCTGGGGATGCACCGGAGCCTTCACAGCCCTATTCAGGCTGGTGGCTGGAGGTTTTCCGCCTGGCCTGCATATGCCTGCTGGTGTCCGCTATAGCTTTTCTGGGGTGGGCATTTTCTTGAGCGAACGGAATTTCAACATCCTCATGCTCATAATCACGATATTGGCTGCAGCGGGGGTTCTCTGGCGGTGGTGATCACAAGCGCAATTCCAACCGGCCCCGAGCTTCGCCAGATCCGCGAGCATCTTGGCCTTTCCCAGAATGAACTATCCGACGCGCTGGGCTTTGGCTCCCGCGGCGCCCGCACAATCCGCAATTGGGAACAAGACCCAACTTTCCGGCCGACGCCGCTCGCCTGGTGCGCGCTGCGCTATCTTCTGACGGTGGTGGAAATCTACAAGGAAATGGATCGGGAAAGTCCGGCCCACGCGAAGATTTCGCGGCTATTGCCGGCGCAGACGGCGGCATAAAAGGAGCGGTTGATGCCACTTAAGTTCACCCGTTACAGAGAACAAAAGTCCGCGCTTAAGACAGCGCGTGATGTTCTATTGTTTCGGCATGAAATGGGCGGTGGGTATGTGCCGCAGGACGTACTTACTGCCGTTCATCAGATTGATACGGCGTTGGGAAATAAACTTACGGCGCTGCAATGCGTCGGGGATAAATAGGGAGCATCGAATGCCGGAAGCGAAGGATTTTGTGAGCCGCTTGGTAAGATGTTTCGATTGTCGCGGAGACTACAGTAAGCTGATGGCCTGTGATCTGGTCTTGCCGCGTGAACAATGGCTTGCGATCCATCCCTTGGACGGAGGTGTTCTCTGCGCAAACTGCATGATCCGCCGCGCGGCGGAAGGCGCAGGTTGCACAGCATTCCGGCGGCGTGCCTGGGAAGTCTTTCTTGCCTGCCTCCATCAGGAGCCATAGCGCATCCCCGAGGGCTTGGCCGTGTCGTGATGGGCGATCGCGCTCGGTCTGTTCAGCCATTTTGGGGCCTTTTTAAACAAATGGTTCGTAGTTGTCGTCGGAGTCTTCCAATCCGCAATCGCCGCGATGCTTGTGCCGCTCACAGAACTTGCGGATGGTAGGGCCAAACAACTCCGACTTATGGCCATCCCGGCAATATTGTGCCTTGAGCTTGTAAGTCACCGTAGCGGGCGCGCAGCAGCCCTCCTGGTCGCACACATCACCCTCGCCAGCATAGAAAGCCTTCCCGTCATCATTCAGGGTTCCCAGAAGCGCGGGGAGATATGCAGCGGCAGTTTCAACGTTCCTATAATCCTGTTCATGGATCAGGTTTCCCTTGCGGAAAACTTGGATGCTGGCCGATATGCGCCATTCGTCTCCGCTCAGACCACTTTCCTTGAAGCGCGGGACGGTAATAATCCTGACTTCATCGAAGCCCTGTGCGTCGGGCTTTAGAGCCCTGCTGGGGCCGCGCGCGCCAAGCGTTGCTGCTCCGATGACCTGTGCTGCTGCGTGTTCGCTCATTTCGGGCCTATTTTGGAGGTTGCGCGGCATCTGCCGCTTCTGGGTGATCTTTCGCGTAGCGTGGCGAACATGGCCCACCGCGCAAACCGCATTCTAATCTCTGCCATAGTTTAGGCGCCTCGCCGTGGCCTGGGTCACAGGCGCATACCGGCACTCGTTGAAACGGTAAGTTTACTTCGATTGGCGTTGCGTCTTCCACGGCGGCCCTTTCTACAAAATTCAGTGCGGTACACGGGTGGAATTGAACCACCGACCTTCGCTGCTACTCACCTCACCATAAGGCTTTCGACGCTCGCTCTACCTCTGAGCTACGTGCGGACGCTGGTTAGACGCCACTACCGCAGAGCCTCATATACGCCCTTGACAGCGGATTGTCAATGCGTGTAGAAATATTCTATGAAAACTGCCAAAACAGCCCCTCACGCCGTCCGAGGCTATGCCCGCGACCAGAAGGATGCCAAGCGGCTTGAAGAATCTGGCCTACTTCCTCGCCAGATTTACCGGGCAGACAAGGGCGAAACACCCGGCAAGTTCAAGATGCGCCAAGACGAGTTTCTAGGGGTCGTGGACGGCCTTCTGGCCTTCGGCAAAGGCAGGCGCTCCATAGATGCGGCTATCAAGCTGGTGCATTCCTGGGGCGCTACGGTGCTGGATGTTGAGACGGGCCGGAATAGCCGCGCCAGTGGTGTGCAGATGATGAACGAAGCCCTTGATCCGCCCAAGCCCTCTCCTGAGTACATGGCCGAACTTGCCCGCCAGCGGGCCGCTACGCGCCGCAGGGAAAACGGCCAGATGGCAGAGCGGGAGGCCCTCATTATCTGGCGCAATCCCAAGTTCAGCGTGGCCGAAGCCATTGATCTTATGCACGGTTGGCGGCCAGCTACGGCCTACAAGGTCTTGGGCGCGCGTGGCGTCACGGCGGGGAGGCGTCCGAAATGAGTATCAGCACCGGCCTCCTGCCGTACCTGTATGTCGCCAGTGATGGTACCTACACAAAGATCGGCATTACGAGCCAGCCGGAAATCCGCATCAAAAACCTTACGTCGCCTTCAAGGCGCAAGCATCTGCCGCCTGTGAGAATGGTGAAGGTTTGGCTGATGATCGCCGGTTGTCCCTCGATTGTAGAGCGCGCGGTGATAAAGGAATTTAAGAAATCCGCAGTCCGTGGTCGGGAATGGTTCTCGACAAGCTGCGATGAGATTATTGCTTTTGTTGAAACCGTTCGGCCCAAGCATTTGCGCCTGATTGATGGCGTCTGGGTTGAACAATACTTAGAATAGGAGGCCCGATGCGCCTTGGCGAACTTCTAGCGATAGGCCGTGAATGTAAAGGGTGGACGCTGCGCCGGTTGGAAAAGGAATGTGGCATATCGAACGCACTCCTTTCCAAAATCGAAACCGGCCACGTCAAAGACCCTGGCTTTTCGACCGTGGTTCGCATCTGCGAGGCGCTGGGGATCAAGATTGACCGAGCCGCAGAAACGGCAAGCCTTAAAGTTCTAAAAGCAATGTTGAGGAAGTAGGGAGCGACCGGATGATGACTTTAGAAGAACGGGATCGGAAGGCGCGCGAAACCGTCGCGTTCATCCATGGGGCATTCGTCGGGTTCGCAGCCACCGCGGTGCCTGCGATCATTTTGATTTTCTCTCTGACGCGCGATGGCCACCATGACGAAGCGAAGGGTGGCTGCGGGAATATCTTGCAAGCATGCAAGTACGACCCGACGCAGGCCCCGCGCGAATGGTCTGACCAACTACCACAACCAAAATAGGAGCGATTTCGTGCAGGTCTTAGAAACACAGCCGGTTGAGACAGTCGTAGCGGCTGCCTGTGTCTACAAGGGCACCGTCTACCACCTGCCGCCCCCCGCGCGGCATCACACCGTCATGCGGCACATATTCGATACCGTTGACGAGAATGCATTCATCGGTCCCGGCGCTCAAGGTTTCCTCACCAGCCGTGGGCGCTTTGTAAGTCGGACCAAGGCGCTCCGCATCGTGAAGGCCGCAGGGCAACCACAGATCGACCATCCTGCGCTGAATGTTGGCGGCCGATTGTTCTCAGAAGACCTTTGGTAAAAATAGGAGCCGGGATGCGATCCGTTCACGATATTGCAAGGGCGCTCAAGGCTAAGACGGATGCTGGCGCGCTCCTGCTTTTGGACGGCAACGTTTACAACGAGCCGGATTGGATAATCACGCCTGATGAA